CTAATCGTCCCAGTCTTCATATCCATAACTTAGATATTCAACATCGTCTTGTGATATGATTCTTGGTTTTGTCATATCTATTTCTTCCCATAATATCCAATTAGTTTCTTCTTCATTATTAGCTATCTCTATTGCTTGATCAACAGATTCTGCTAATATAGTTTGTTTTGAATATAAGCTAAATCCTTCTTCGTAATTAGCATTTTGTAATATAAATATTTTCATATATTTATCACTCCCCATATCTTCTTAATGAATTTTTTAAATCTATAAATTATATCTTTATTTTTTTCTTCCCTATATTTATCAAGATAAATAACTTTACCTTTCATTAAAATCACCTACCCTAACATATTTAATATCATTGCTATTATTGCTAAACATATTCCTATTTTGAATATTGCACCTATAGATGTTTTAATTACATAAATCCCTAATGCTATTAGGGCTATAGTTAATATCATTTCCATAATTTATTCCTCCTTAATATAATTTATTCATTTCTTTTGCTTCATCTATTGTAACTATTCTATATTCTTCTTTCAATAAGTTATTTCTATAATAAGCATCTTTTATGTCATTGAATGTATGAGCTTCTATAAATAAATCTACTTCATAACAGTTTCCGTATTTATTTTCTCCTCTAAAGAATTTATTATTTTTAACGTTTAATAAAGCATACATAATATTTTTCTCCTTTATAATATAAATTTTATTTACTCCCACATAACATTTATCTTTTGTAAAGGATACTTCTTATCTTATGCTTGGATCATATAAAGATTAGAAATTATACTTAACTCTTATTGCTCTTAATTCATCTGCTATTTTATATCTTATTCTTTCACATCTATTTACAGCTTCTTTGTCATTTACTTTGAATGCTTCCATTTCTATATCTGCAACTTTTGTATCTAATTTTGTTAATAATACCATTCTTTCGTTCATTATTTTAATTACTTTTTCATCTGTTGCTTCTGTATGTTTTAAATACATTTCATCTGTAAACATTGCTAACATAACTTCTCTTTCTACACATTTTATTTCATAATTTAAATTCATCATATATCCATCTCTCCTTATATATTATATTTTTTTATTTTGAATTATGATATATATTTTTAGAAATCATATTTGTCTTGCATTACTTGCATTTGCATTATCATTTTTCCTTTTCTTGCTTCACATTTCCACATTAGTTCATGATCTTTTATTTTTATTGCTTCTGTTTCTATATTATTCATTACTTTTATTAAATTAGTTAATTTGTCACATCTTCTTCTCATTGCTTTTGCATCTTCTATATTTCTACATCTGTTTTCTATTTCTAATATTGCATCTGTTATATTCATAAAGTTGTCGTTTGTTACTAATGCTTTGTCTACTTCTGCATCAACTTTTATAAAATAGTTTTCTAATTCTACAGCTCTCATTATATTTCTCATATCATCATAATTCATCATAAATATCATTCTCCCTTTTATTTATTTTATTTAGGATCATATAAATCCTATTGGAAAGAGGCTTTTAGAGATGCCTCTTTAGAACTCTTTTATATTAATATGCTTTATTCTCATATCTTCTTTTATCTTTATTGTCTAAATACTTATAAGTTGCATATATTCCTGTTACTGCTACTGCTGCAGTTAATGTTGCTGGATTTGTTAACACTCCACCTTCTACTACTTTAGTTGCAACTTTACTTACACTTTTTATTGTTGTTACAGCAATTTTCTCAGCACTTTTACTTGTTAATTTAGCAGTTATATTCATCATAAATATCATTCTCCCTCTTATTTATTTTATTTAGGATCATATAAATCCTATTGGAAAGAGGCTTTTAGAGAGATGCCTCTTTAGAACTCTTTTATTACTTATTTCTTTTTATAATGGAATAATACATATATATCTTTTATTATTATTGCTAATATTACTAAAGCTAATATTACTTCTGCATTAACTTTCATTGCAGCTAATATTAAAGCAAATACTAATAACCATAATCCTAACATAAACAACACTCCTTTTAAATTATTTTTTATTATATTTCACTGTTATAATATGGTACTGAAATCCTATGAATTACACTTATCATAATTCATAGGATCATATAAACTAAGCTAATACAGCTTGTCTTTTTAAATCATTATTATATGCGTTTAAAACTTTCATTACATTTTTACTTATCTTTGTATCTTTATCTTTTACCATGTGTTCTGTCATATATAACATATCTGCTTTAGTTGCTTTATATACTCTTTGAGGTAATCCAAAATATGCTACAGTTGGTTGATAGCTAAAGTTTTCTAATTTTTCATTTTCAAATCTTATTGTAGTTGCTAGAGTCTCGAAAGTTAATATCTTGTCATTTACTTTTATTATTCTTTTATTAACTAAATCTTTATATTGAGGCTCTACAACTTTAGGATGATTAGGATCAAATCCAACTACAGTTCCTGTAACTAACATTGTTAAATCTATTACAAAATGTTTTCCATCTTCACATTCAAAATGAACTTCATCACGTATTACGTGTCTAACTTTTTTATCTGTTGGGTTTATACATTCTTTATAATGATCTTCAGTTATCTTGATAGCTTTGTTTAATAAGTTATTATACTTTAAGCATTTTGCTTTTGTAACTTCTTGTACACGTCCTAATCTTTCAGGATATCTTTCACTAACATGTCCATATAACATTATATTAGTTCCATTAGCTTTAACTTTCCCTACTAAATAGTTTTTCCCTGTACTATAATTTAAGAACATAAAAGTGGTGATACTATCTAATGATAGTATCACCTTTCACCTCCTTCATAATTTTAATATATAATTTACAATATCTGAATGAGATCTTATGTCTAAATAATTTTCTACTTCGTCTCTAAATAATTCTCTATCCATTGTATATCCTTTTATATGGGTTTCCATATAATAATATAATGCATCATATAGTTCTGTATATTCATTATTGAATTTTTCTGTTATTATTGAAAATGCTATTTCATCTTTAGTTCCTGATTGTTCTTGTTTCATAAGTTATTTACTCCCTTTCGTTTATCCCTCTGTAATATTATTATCTTGTGTAATACATAATTCCCTCTGTTGTGTATATATTATGCATTTCTTCTAATAATAGTTCTTTCATTTCTTTGTATATCTGTCCTTCATAATACACATAGTTTTCTTTATCTTCTAAATACTGGATCATATAAACTTTACGTATATCCATTAATCTTTGTCTTAAATAATCGAATTTATGATTAACAATTTCAGGTGCCACTATGAACACTTTGTCATTTAAATCAATATTGACTCTTATTACTTCATTTCTTTTTCTATCCATTACAACTATTCTCATATGATTACCTCCTAATTAAATATATTATTATGGTATTTCACAGTTATAATATGGTATCGAAATTCTATAAATTACACTTTTGATATATTTAAATGTTTAGGATCATATAAAAAAGAATAAGGGAAATCCCTTATTCTTCATATGATAATTCAACATTATCTTTTATTGCTTTTTCTGTAACTTCAATTATATACTCCATATCATAGAATAATAATTGTACAGGTATCCCTTTACCAAATTTTGCTTTATAATCAGACATTGCTTTTGCACATCTTTCATATTTTGACCACGTATTCATATTATCTCTCCTTTTTAATATAAGAATGCTGTAGCTATTCCTAGCTCAACTGCTTCTTCAGCATCCAGCCATTTATCTTGATTAGATTTTTTCCATTCATCTAATTTCTTTAATGTTATTCCTGTTTTAGCTTTTATTAATCTATCTATACGTTTTTGTACTCTTTTTGTATATTCACTGTAATTTCTTATCTCACTATCTTTTCCCATTATTCCGTATGCTATCTCATGGTACATTAAAGATACATTAGGTCCAACATATCTTTCATCCCCTATGCAGAATAATACAAAACCACAAGATGCTATTTCTCCATAAGCTCTTGTTATAACTGGAGCAGGCATAGATTCTAACATGTCTACTAAAGCCATTAATTCATCTACATGTCCTCCAGGAGAGTTTATGTTTAATATTATTGGTTTTAATAATTGTCTTGGATCTTGTAATTGTCTGATTTGTTGAGAATGTTTGTATAATATCTCAGCATCTTCCTCTTCCCATTTTAAGCATTGTTTCATCATTTCGCTTATTGTTGCTTTGTCGAATCCACCAAATAGATTAAGCACTCTGTTTTTGTATTCAGATGATTCTCCAGGCATTACAGATTGAACTTCTATTACGCCAGCATTTCTTAAACTATTTTCAACATTTAATCTTTCTACTAAATAACTGTTACTTAATTCTTTCATATGGTGTACCCCCTTAATTTTTTTATTTTTTATTAATTTTTTGTTAAGGATCATATAGAATTTAATCAATCCTTATTCTAAGTTGGTTACATCATTGTTATTTGATTGATTATTCACTTATATAATATAGCATCGAAATATTACCTTTTTACACTAAAGAACAATCTTATAATTACTGTAATTACTTAAAGAAAGGAGAGTAATGGATGAGAAATATATACGATATAATCGCTGAGCAAAAAGCTATGGTGGATGTTAATATGGCTAAATATGATTTAGACTATACCATAAGTCAATTAGCTAATAACGAATATTACATGCAAGAAGCTCTAGGTGAAAATGTGAAAAATGCGATTAATAAAGTGGTTGAATTTATCAAAACCGTAATTGCTAAGATAAGAGAACTTGTTAAAAAAATGATTGATTTCTTACTTGGTAGAAAATCCAGTGTTCCTTTAGATGATATAAATGATGCCATCGGAGAAGGCGGTGCTCAAGGTAAATCAAGTGACGTTTATGATACAAATATCCATAAAGGTAAAAAGAATGTAACAATGAGAGATATATTCGCTGGATCTTTACGTACTGTTAACATGATAAAATTCGCAGAATTCAAAGTTAAAGAAGGAGTAACTGATACATTCATAAATGCCGTTAATGGTGTTGTAGGAAACCACCTATCATCATTTTTTGCAGATAAATATAAAAATGAAAACAAACAGCTTTTAAAAGCTGTTAAACGTGCTTGCTTTAAAGGAAAAGGATCATACAAAGCTGTACCAGAAGCATCTATGGCTGATAGAATAGCTTTAGAGGTTGGAGAACCTAAAGAAGCACAACCTGTAAAGGTAAAAGATATACCAATGAATGTAGTAGAATCTTATCTATCTGCAGATATGGATAAAGGTGGAGATGGAGGAAGTGGTGGTAAAGGTCTTTCTAAATATCTTAACGATGCCCAAAGCCATACCATTAAACAATTAGAACAATTAAAAAGTCAACTTGAAGGTGCACGTAATGGAGGAGCAGAAATAGACCAAAGTAATATTTCACAAGTAGAACAATTAATAACTATGGTAAGTTCATTCATAAGTGCAATGACTTCAAATGTATTTAAAGCTTACAATGCTTTCTTTACAGTATACGAACAAGCTAAAAAAGATTTTTGTAGTGCATATGGTGTAACAATGAATTAAAATACGAAAGGTAGGTAAATTTTATGATATTCGATGATAACGGATTAATAATAAATGAATTTAGTAATGAAACTGAAATTAATGCTTTAATAGTAGAATGTGCTATATTAGATACATTCTCTAGTGAAGAAATAGAATCTTTAACTGAAAATACTTACGATTTAGGAAAAGCTATAAATGAAGATATATTAGTAGAAAGAAGTATAGTTCGTTTAGATAAAGAAGCTAAGAAAAATAAAGCTTACAAAATGGCTATATTCCAAGTAGCTAAAGAAAAAAATGATAGAGATTTCAAAAAACTTTTAACTTTATGGAAATTAGAAAGATTCATAGAGAAAAAATTAGAAAAAAGATATTCTGCTCAAGCTAAACAATTAGCAAAACAAGCTATGAAAAAATCTAAAAATACTAAATCTAAAGCTGTTGGTAAAGCAGTTAATAAAGCTAATTTATTAATAGGTGATGGAAAAGTTAGAAAATAATATTCTGTGTATAGCCTAAGGGCTATACACATTTTATATGTTCCTTAACAAAATAGTATATATTGTTGTAGCAAATTACATTTCAGCGAAACCGTATAATTATTTATCAACATACCAACAACTTCTTAATGAAGCGAAAGCGAAATTAAGATACGAAACGAACCTTATAAAAAGGTGAGTGAAAGAAGTTGTTACAAATAGAAATATGGTTAGGAAGATACGTTCATTTACATGAACAAATTTTCTCGCTAACGCAAGCAATAAACATAATTATTTCCTTTAGAGGAAATAATTTTTTTAACTGTAAATTATAAAATTTCAGTTATATATTATAAAAGTGATACAAAATATTATTAAGGGAGGATTTAATATGAATAATTATGTTATATGTTTAGACAAATTCAATCAGGTTATATGTTGGGGAACAATGTCGATGTGTGATAGTTATATTAATCAATTATATAGTATCACAACTGATGATATAACATATAAACCTTATTCAGTATCCGATAGGAATAGTAGTTTCTATGAAGATTATGAAGTATATAATATTCAAGGAACTAATACATTCTTAACATTAGGGGAAATAAAAATGGTTAGAGAAGGATGTCAAGAAGAAACAAAAGGTATTAAATATATTCAAGAGGAATTAGATAATCTATTAACCTTAACAAATGTATTTAATAGAACAGTCATAGAAGAATTAACTTATATGAGAAACTTTATGGATGAAGTATTTAATATTCATGCTAAGTATAATATGAATAACGTATTTGTTAATTTAGATGTAGATGCATTACATTCTTCATATCAATATGAAAGAGAAAACCAAGGATTACCAACAGTATTAGTAAGATAACTTAAAAACAACTTCAAGATAAATTTGCTAAAAGATAGCTATAAAAATTTAAAAAATTTGAGGGGTGTTATTATGTTACAAGCTATAATAAAATATGGAAAAAATCTTTTAACAGCAATATTATTCGCAGCAATGATATTAACAAGTTTACCTAAAGATACAGCATATGCAGATTATAGTGAAAACGCAATAAGACCAACAGAAGTAGTAATCAGAGCAGGTGAATGGGGTAACAAAGATACAGTTAAACCAGGTAAACGATATACATGGGGTAATGATATAAATTTAAGTCAACATGGAATCTCTATAAAAGAAATACCTAGTGACATACCATTAAGGGTTGAAAACAACGAATGGTTTATATCAGAATATGATATCAATTTAAAACTTGCAAAAGCTATAGCTAAAAAATTAGATAGCAAATATGGAGTAGATGTAAATCTACAATATGCAACTGATAAATCTGGAGATTTAAATGCAGCAGGTAGAAGAGCAATGAAATGTGATCCAAAAATATATTTATCAGTTCATCATAATTCTTTCAAAGATGACAGTACAGGATATTTCTTCATGTATAATGAAGGAGATACAAAATCAGCAGAAGTAGCAAATAAATTCTCTAATTCTATAAAGAATAATAACTATGTTCCTCAAAGATCGAATAGAGCTAATGATGGATATATAGGAGAATTAAATCAATTTAAAAATAGTAATAAAATAAGCATCCTAGGTGAATTTGGATATTTTAATAAAGCAGAAATAGTTAAGATTTGTAGTGATGATTATGTAAATTATGTTTCAGATAAAATAGCTGAATCTATATACAATCAATTACAAAGTATGAATCCTACAAAACAAGCAGTAATAGATAAAGCTGAAGAAGTCATGAATGTAAATGAAATGGTTGAGTCATTAAATGAAACATTAGAGAATATAAGTTCAACTGTTGATAACATAGATGAAATAGCTAAAGACATTGAGAATACAAAAGTTATAACAGCTAAAAGTACAGAACATATAAAAATAACAATAGATAACGTTCAAGTTAAATTAGATAATACAAGATCTATAGCTGAACCAGAAGTTATAACATTAAGCTTTAAATAAAATATTAAAAAATAATGGAGGGTTTTATTATGAAATTAAGTGAAAGAGTTAAATTTTATATTGAAGTTGTTAAAGAAAAATCAAGCAAATTTGTGGAAACACGTAAAGATAAATTAAGAAGAGCTGGAGCAATAATCTTAGCAGTAATAACTATAATGGGAGGTTGTATAATAGTATTCAAAATGAAACAAGCTCCTACAATAAATAACAGACCAGCAAAAATAGTAGAAGTTAAAAACGAAAAAGGAAAAACAGATTTATTCTTAGAACATGTTGAGCAACTTAAATCTGGAATATATGATGTAAGTGCTTTAGTGTTTGGTGAAGAAAATATGAGAATGACAGAAACATATGGTGAGAGTGGTAAAAATTATGTTGTAGTACAAGGTAATTTCAAAATAAAATATTCTGTAGATGTTACAAGAATGAAATTAGATTATAACTTCGATAAAGAAGAAGTTATATTAAAAGTTCCTAAAGATGCAGTTGGAGTTGATTCTGTAGAATTAGTAGGTGACATAAAAGAAATAGAAAGATATAAAAATTGGCAAGTTAAAGCAATAGATTGGTTAGAGTGCTTTAATGATGATGAAGAATTAAAAGAAGGTGCTATAAGACAATTAATGAGAAATTCTAAAATAGAAGCACAAAAATATGATGATACAGAAGTTCAATTGAAAGCCAACAAAGCATTAAAAGAATTAGTTGATACAATAAATTTAAATAACTTAAAATATACAATAGAATTTGTAGATAGTACAAAAGTTATAAATGTCAAAAAATAAGGAGGTAAAATGAAGTATTGGTTAGTATGTTTAATTAATATTATTATAGGAGCAGTGATAGCGACACATAACGTGTTGCTATCTTTCCCTATAATGTTAATAGGATTAACTTTTGGAATAATCCTTATTATTTTTAATAATTTATGGAGGTAATGAATATGTATACAATGAAAATGGAAGTTGATGAATTAAAGGCTACGATGCATTATAACGATTTTGCTACAGCAGTGAAAGAGTTTAAAGAATGTGTAGTTGAAGTATTTGAGAAAACTAATGAAACTGATAACTATATAATGAAGATTACACAAGATTATGCATTATTTATAGTTGATTGTAAATTAGTTAATTTTAGAATAGAATTAGTGAAGGGAGAGTAATTATATGGGAATTTCTTTAGCTATTGAAGGAATTGATGGAAGTGGAAAAAGAACATTAGCAGAGAATCTTAAAAAGAAATTTGAAGCATTAAATATAGAAGCCGAGATAATAAGTTTTCCAAGACATCAAGAAGAATTCTCTGGAGAGCTAGTTGATAAATTCTTATATGAAGGTTTAAGATTTAATGATGATGGATATAAAGAAGTGAGAGAAGGAATGTTGTATGCTATAGATAGAATGGTTTCATTAGGACGAATAAGAGAAAATGGAAAATCTAAATTAGATGAATATAATGAAAATAAATTATTGATATTCGACAGATATCTTTCTAGTAACTTTATACACAGATGCAATGACATGTCAGAAGATGAATTAGAAGTATATATAACAAAAATGAAATATATAGAATTTGATCTATTAGGTTTACCTGAACCAGATATCACCCTAGTATTGAGTGTTAAGCCTGAAGTATCATATCAAAACATTTTAAACCGTGGTAGAGAAACGGATGAGAATGAAACAATAGAAAATCTTACGAAAGCATATAATAATTTACAAAGATTATGTGATATAGAAGGTTATGTTATGATAGATTGCTGTAAGCAGAATGAAGATGGAAGTTATGAAATGCTTACAAGAGAAGAAATAACAGAAAAAGCTTGGGAAGCATTAGAAATTCCAGATAGTGTAACAGAGTAATATTTCAATTACATATTATATCTATGATAGATATAATATGTAATTATTTAATTTAAAATTATAGGAGGTAATTATTTATGATTAATAATTGTGTAGGAATGTTATTAAATGGAGCTAAAACATTATTAGGTAAAAAATCAACACAAGATATCTTAAAATATTTAGGTACAGTTACAATAAAACATTTAGCAAATAAATACAACTTAAGTCAACAAAAGTATGATCCTAATGATTTAAAGAATATGGTATATCATTATAATATGAACAATGGTCCAGTTATAGATAAAACTAATATTGACCAGGCTATAGACATAATGAATTTAAACAGATTTATAAATGAAATGGCTTATAGGGAAAATATAAGTGGAGACGTAACAGGTGATGTGATATCACAATTAGCAAAAATATTAAATGATAATAACATATCATTAGTTTATAATGATATGGCTACAAATGGAATAATACAACAATTTGATACAGATACAATAGAAACATCTTCAATAGCAGATAATTATGAAATAAGTTCAGGAGGAATATATCTTCCAGATAATAATGTTATGACATCAACTATAGAAGGTTGTAATTTAGCAAATGCTAAAAATGATTATCTTAATAAACGTATATCAATAGGTGAAGATGCACCTGTAGAACAAGTACAAACATTATTAAAAGAATATTACGATAATATTGATTTTGATAGCGTGTTACAATATTTTAACAATTAAAGGAGGTATTGTATATGTTAAGAGAACAAAGAATAATGGATAGAATAGTAAATGAAATAGGTGATGAATTAAATGAATATATTACAACCTTCAATGGTTGTGATTTTTGGAAAGTTAAAGAAGGCGAAATTATAATAAATAAAACATTTAAAAGGTTATTAGGTATAATAGCAGATTATAATCTAACAACTGTAGATGAAATAATAAAAGATACAAGTGGATTACCAGATGATTCAGGTGCTATGATGTTTATATTATCAACATTAGCTGATAAATATATAACTTTAGGCGGAGATAGTTTATTAAATAGAGCAATGGTTTTCTGTTTTCTATTACATTATATATACGAACATGAAGGTAAGACAATTAATGCTACGGAAATATTAAAACATTCTATAGAATCTGATTTAGTTTATAAGAAAGAAAGTTTATGGCAAAAGATAAAATTTACATTTGGATTTGCAAATAAACCATTTCAAATAAGAGGTAATACAAGAGCGATAGGATTAATGTCTGTTTTAGCTGGTAAATCAGGTTCTGAGATGATAGGTGATATCATATCATATTATGATTTAATTTAATACAAGAGATGTTGGATTATAGATAATTATTTATAGTCCAACATCTTTATAAATTAATAAAAAATGTGGGGTGAATAAAATGGATGTAACTATTATTTTTTGTAAAGAATGTGGAAAAGAAACAGTACATGATGTAACACATTATTCTCAAGAAACTGATGACGGATGGTTTGAGATAACAATCATGTGTAGTGAATGTGGAAAAGAACAAACAGTAAAAGTATATAACATGTAAGGGGTGAGACAATGGAAATAAATCATGAATATAAGGGATATCAAATAACTTTAATCTGTTTAAATGGTTCAAAACATGTATTTGATTTAACAGTAGATGAATTTTTTGAGAAGAAACACCTTATTCAATGGATTGATTTTTTAGTAAAAACCGATCAATGGATACCTTACGATTTATACAAAGATGTTTTTACAATAGAAGAATATGAATATAAAGGATTAGAAAACATAAGAGAATTTAAAGTTCAGTATGTTGAAATAGTCAATAAATTTATAGACGTAAATTTAGATTTAATGTAAGGAGCTGATAAGATGATATTAACGATTGAAAATAGTGATTTTTTTGAAACAGGTTTAAATGATGTTGCAGAAGCATTGTTAGGATTTGTACAAGAAGAAAAAAGTTTTATTAACAATAAAAGAATAAGAAATGTATTAGATGATTTAGATAGTTTTAATATTTCTTTCATATTGGAAGATGTAGATACATTGGCTTATACAACTCTTTTATCAATGAAAAATATAAGTGTTGGATTAGTTCCTAATGATATCAGTTTTGTTAGAATGGAATTTCCAAATGAAAAATTTGAGAAAGAGTATGAAAGATTAATAACTGAGTATGTTGAAATACAACAAGAATTAATTAAACTTAATATGTCTAAAAAAGAAATAGAATATTTAGAACCTAATAGTAAGTTAGTAAATATTAGAGTTTCTGCTTCTATTAAAGATTTATTTTATTTCTTTTTAACATGTGGTAAATATGATGAATTGATGGATATTTTAGTTATATTTAGTAATTATGATGAATTAATGGAAAAACTTGTAACTATAGCTATGTCGTTAGATGATGTTATAGTTGCTGATGATTTATTTATAAGAATGAAACTTGATGATGAAAATAGACAATTCTTATTAGATTCTGTAGGTGAAAATATAAGAATTTTATCAAATGAAGAATATATTGAATATTGTGTTAATAATTATGCTAATGAGGTTAAGTTATCAACAATAGGTTCTTGTAGTTTAGTAGCATACAGAGATATAGTTAATGATGTACCTAAACAAGGTATAAAAATAGAGAATATGTATGATTTCATAGAACAAGAACAATTTAGAGTTGTATTACCTAGAAGTTATGCAGAAATAGAAGGTGATTTAGCAAATAAAATAGATCAATATATTTATAATTGGTACATGTTAGTTTATAATCTTAAAACAGAAGAAGGAACTGAACATATTCAAATGTTATGTTGTTTAGGTTGTTTTAATCATGTATTTAAGATGAATGTACCTATATACAGTTATTTTGAAATGGATACAAATGAATTAACTGAAGTTGAAGAATTAATGAGTATAGTACAACACAAATTGTTAAATGAATAGGAGGAAATTTATATGAAAAAAGGAATACCATGCCCAATTAAAATAGGAGAATTTAATAGATTGGTTAAGAATCTAGCTATATGTAAGAAATTAACTCAAGAACAACATGATTGGCTTGAATATTATATGGATGAACATAAACATGAATTAAAAGATGTTGTGTTGGTATTAGATGAAGATAATGTTCTTTGTCTTGTTATAAATACACACAATTCAATAAGACAATTTACAAGATGAAGAAGGTGATTATATGGAAGAACCAATAAAATTATATAATAATTTATTATGGGAAATATTGGATGATGGTTCTAAACTAGCAGTTATAGGATTATTAAAGGACAGTGGTTTTGATGGTGATTGTAAAATGATTGCTAAAATTGATGGAGAAACTACAGTTTTGGAAGTTAGAGATGAACATGGTCATGAAATGATATTACCTATAAATATATTAGATATTTTAAATAATTGATATAGTATGACTAGGTCATACTATATCTTTTTTCTGGCTCAAAAACAATCCCATAATAAATAATAAGTAAAGGAGATGAGCTGAAATGGCTACAAGAAAGTATGTAAGTAATATAGAAGCTTCATATTTTGCAGAACACCAATTACATTGCTTACCAGAACCTCCAACAACTGGATCATACAAAGTAGGTGACATTGTTATATCAAGTCATCAGGAAAAAGAAACGCTTGGGTGGGTTTGTATCAGATCAGGAGAACCTGGTACATGGAGATCTGTTGCAGATCTTGGTGCTATTAAAGAAGCGATTAAAGAATTACAAAATAAAGATGTTACACATGATGATCTTATAAGTGCATTAAGACAAAGACTTGAAAAACTTTATGATGAACTTAAAAATAAAAATGTTTCTCAAGATAGTAATATTAATGATATAGACGATCAAGTTCAAATCAATACAGGCAACATAACTAAGTTATTAGCTGATGTTGCTGCATTAGGAGGAAGTAATACTAGTTTAGGAAGTGAACTTAGAGAATCTATAGCTGAACTTACTAAAAAAGTAAATGTAAATACTACGAATATTGGAGAAAATGATACTAATATCGAAGAATTAAAAGGAAAGGTTCAGACGAATACTGGTAATATTGATATACATACATCAGATATATCTGAATTAAAAAGAAAAGTTGATAATAATATAACTAATATATCCAATAATAAAGGAGACATAGATGAATTATTTGATTTAATTGCAGGTTTAGATATACCAGAAGAAGTGGATTTAACTGATATTATAAAGGATATAAATACAAATAAAAATAATATCGCCTCTAATGATACAGATATAGCTAAGTTGAGAGAGGACTTAGATGGACTAGAAATACCAGAAGAAGTAGATTTAACTGATGTTAATAAGAAAATAAATACCAATACCACAAATATATCTACTAATGCTGGAGATATTAATACTCTTAAAGGTAGAGTTGATGGGCATGATGCTGATCTAGAAGAACTGAAAGATATGATAAATGATTTAGATATACCTGAAGAAGTGGATTTAACTGATGTTATTAAAGATATAAATACAAATAAAACGAATATATCAGATAATGCTAGAGATATTGATACTCTTAAAGGTAGAGTTGATGGGCACGATGTTGATATAGAAAAACTTAGAGGTATGATAAATGATTTAGATATACCTGAAGGAGTAGATTTAACTGATGTTAATAAGAAAATAAATACTAATACGAATGATATTACAACACTTAAAAGTCAAATGAATGATCATAATCATGATGACGATTATGCACCTAAAACACATGAACATGATGGTGTGTATTCGGATATAAATCATACTCATGATTATAGTGATATCTTTGCACCTAAAACACATGAACATGATGGTGTGTATTCGGATATAAATCATACTCATGATTATAGTGATATCTTTGCACCTAAAACACATGGTCATGAAGGATTTCTTACATTCTGGATTGGGACACAGGATCAATTTGATGCAATACCAACAAAAGATCCAAATAGACTATACATAATAACAGATTAAGGAGGTGTTCCGATGATAAATAAATTATACATTAATGGAGGGAAACCTCCAAAGTATCGTACTTATAATAAGAGAATTAGGAGAATGGTTTTTAATGATGATATAATTTACGAATACATACCATGCACAGGATTAAATATTATAGAAGAATCGATATCGATTCCACTAGAAGGTAGTGCTGGAGATACTTATAATATTGATTATAATATATCACCTAATGATTGCACAGAACCAGTAATTTGGTCTATAGAATCTAATAGTTATTTTAGTATATCTAATGGTGTATTAACAAGATTAGTTGGGGATATTAGTTTAGATGTTGATGAATTGAATATATTAGTAACTACTACTTGTGAATCTTATAGTGACACTATCAATTTAAGTATAATTAACGATCGTAGTTGTAGAAGTTTTAAATTTAATGAAAATCAAGTAAATCTTGAAGTTGTTGATAAAACTTACTATAAACTTAAATATATAATAACACCTGACGATTGTGAAGATGAAGTTACTTACGAGTTATCAGATCCAAATATTATAGAAGTTGAACATCATAGCACAGGTACCGATGAATTCTGGATAAAAACTTTATCTATGGGAACATGTACTATTACTGGTAGATGTGGTAATAAAATGGATAATTGTGTTGTTAATGTAATTGATACTAATATACCTTGTACAAAAATAACATGTGATGAGGAAGTTACAGTTGATAATGAAAACATATTACCTGAAAATGGTGGAGGTCAATTAATTAATGTGACGGTTGAACCAGCAAATACAACTGATGTTGTAACTTGTACAGTACATAATCCAGATATGGTATATGTTGAATGTATTGGTGGAAAATGGTATGTATTCTCAAATGGTATTTTTCAATCAGGAGCAACTGTCATAACATTTAAATGTGGTAAGTGTTCTGCAGATTGTAAGGTTACAGTAACCTAATTAAGGCTATAAAAACAATCAGATAAGCGTATAGAATTTAATAGAAAAGGAGTGATATGGAATGAAAAAACGCTTATATATAAGTAATGATGAAGCCGGATTTTTTGATAATAATAAGATGCTTTGTCTAGATAACCCTCCAACACAAGGTGACTTTATAGTTGGTGATATAGTTATATCCAATAAACAAGAAAATGGAGTATTTGGTTGGGTGTGTGTATTAGCTGGATCTCCTGGAAGATGGGAAGTTATTAACGATTTAAGACTTATACAAGAAGCTGTAGAAAAACTAGAACAAAGACAAGAGACTATAGTTAATGGGGATTTGTCTTCAATTAAAAAACAAATAGCTCAAATGGCTGAACAAGCTCTTATTTTAGATAAAGAGCATAGAGATGAACTATCAAAAATTACTGAAAAAGTTTCTACGAATACAACTAATATACTTAATATAAATACAGAAATTAATAACATAAAACAAACTGCTGGTAATTTACAAGGTAGTATAGATCAAGTAGTAACTGGAATTAATGCACAAGTGCAAACGAATAAAAATAATATACAACTAAACAGTAATAGAATTGCAGTACTTGAAGGAAAGCAAGTAACTAATGAAAAAGAAATACAAGATATAAAAACATTTGTTGGTCTAGGAGATGAAGAAGAAGGAGGGTCTAATTTACAAGATAGACTTGATAACTTAGAAGAATTTGTTGGTATAGAAGCCGAAGGAGATCAAAAAGGATTAATCCAACAATTAGAGGAACTAAGAGAACTAATAGGTGCCAATACTGAAGGTGATGAAGAAGCCAGAGACGGTATAATTAAAGATATTAATGATATTAAACAAATGGTAGGATATGTTGATGGTAATACATATACAGTACCTTTATTAGAAAAAATAAACGAACTACAAAATTTAGTAGGAACACCTGCTAAAGACGACGATCCTGCTACAGGATTACATAAAGATATAGAAGATTTACATGAAGTTGTAGATGAAGTTAAAGAGCAATATCTTAAATTTTGGGTAGGTACAAATGCAGAGTATCAAGCTCTGACTAGAGTAGAACATGGAAGATTGTATATAATTATAGATTAAGGGGGTAATAATAATGTTAAACAATTTAGGACTTAATGGAAAAAACCCTCTTATATATCATATCTATACAAAAGACAGACCATCGTTAACGGATGAAGAGGTTGCTATTGTAGGGAAAGCTATTGTTGGTGAATCTAAAGTTTCTGATGATCAGGTTGCTTTTGAAGCAGGAATGAAACAAGTTCGCTCAATGTATTTTAATGGTAAATTGGTTTATAATTATAGACCATGTGAAAAAATAGAATTAAATGCCAGAGAATTAGTACTTACAAATACAGTCGATAATTCATTCAAACTATCAGTTAAAGTTACACCTTCGAATTGTACTGAGGAAGTAACTTTTACATCTAGTAATACTGATGTTGCAACGGTTAATAGAGATGGATCTATACATCCTGTAAATTTAGGTACATGTGATATAATAGTAACATGTGATAAAAAGAGTGTTGCTTGTAAAGTACATGTTAAAGAACAAACATTATATTTATATAATCGAGGAGTTGTAAATAATAATAGTGAGTTTGGTCAGATAGTTCATCCTAGTGATACGAGTAAGTTTAGTTATGCAACTGATAACATTTTCCTTACATTAGCCGGTTCGACTAGTAACTATGGTACGATATGGTTCAGTTGGGCTAACAAAGTTGATTTTGGAGAATATGATGTTATGCATATGGATATAACAAATGCAGCAGACCATTCAACTATAATAGGATTAACTAGAAATAATAAAACTGGACAACAAGGGTATCAGAACGGTAACCCTACAGATGTAGACGGTACAACGTTTGTTGAAGATAGAACCGTTATAGCACTAAAACAAGGAGTTAATAAACATTCACTTGATGTTGACCTTGTAAATGGTGTTGGGTATTTAGGTCTATACTTTAAACGTAATATTGATACAGGAGATAGTCTTGAAGAGTTTATTAATATAAATACTATTTATTTAATACGTAAATCTGTATATGTTCTTGGTACTGGTGTTGACACTTCTGAAGAAGTAAATGTGCCATGTACTGGATTATCATTTACACAAGATGAAATCGAATTAGAATATACAAGTAACTTTATGTATAATTTAAATACGTTATTAAATATAACTCCACAAAATTGTGATGAAACTGTTCAATGGACTATATTAGATGATGGTGATAATGTTATGAGTGTTAATGGAGAGGGGTATTTAAGTATCACTGGTGTAGGTTCTGCCCATGTTCAAGCAATTTGTGGTAAATATTTTGATAGTATAAGGGTTAATACTGGTAAATCGTGTGCCGGAATAAGATTAGAACAATCATCGTATGCATTAGATTTATCAGGAACTTCAGCAACATTAGTCAAGGCTACAGTCACACCATCTGATACAACAGATATAATAACATGGAAATCAAGTGATACCAGTGTTGTTAACGTGACAACGACAGGATTGATTACAGCTCAAGGAATTGGTACTGCTACTCTAACTGCTACTTGTGGTAATAGAACAGCTACATGTACTGTTACAGTTATAGCTTCTTGTACTTCCGTGAGTTTATCTAAATCAACTTATACATTAGATCTATCAGGAACTGATTCTGTAACATTTACTCCAACAATCAAACCATCTAATACAACTGACAGTATAACATGGAGTTCAAATAAAACAAGTGTTGCTATAGTTAGTGCTACTTCAGGTGGTACTAAAGGTACAATTTTTGCTAAATCCCCAGGTACAGCTGATATAACAGTTAAATGTGGAAGTGAATCAGATTCAATTACAGTTACAGTCGAAAGATCTTGCACAGGTTTAAGTTTGAACAAAACTAGTCATACGATGAATTTATATAAATATCAAAATAGTACTTCTGCTGACAATAGTGTAACACTAACTGCAACTGCTACACCATCTAATACTACAGATACTGTTAGTTGGAAATCATCTAATACAAATGTAGCAACTGTAAATAGTAATGGAGTTGTATCCGCTAAAGCTGCAGGAACAGCTACAATAACTGCAACTTGCGGTAGTAAAACTGCTACATGTGCTATAACTATAATAGCTGTTCAAATGGATGTTGATGCTGCAACATATACAGGAAAAACAGGTACAACTGTCGATCTTTCTAGTAATTTAATAGTTAACCCAAGTAGTTATAAATCTAATGCAACATGGTCAACTACTGATAGTAGTATAGCAACTATTAATAATAGTGGTGTGTTAACACTAAAAAAATCAGGAATGATTACAGTTAAAGCTGTTGTTAATGGAATAGAGGTATCTCAATTAGCTTATGTTGAGGTTATCAATCAACCGGGATTAATATTATCAGCATATGAATCACAAATGATACCTGGAGAACAACATACATTCTATGCAGACATTACTAATTATAATAGTTCATATACTTATAACTTTGAAGTTAATAGAAGTAAGACATCTATAGATATCGCTGCAAATGTTCTTGACGGTGGTTCAAGATTAGCAGTAACTGTCACTATGCTTACTGCAGAAGCTGCCGCTGTTAATATAACATTAAAAACTGAAGGATTTTCAGATGTAACTGAAAGATTTGAGGTTTACGTTAGAGCATAAAAAAATAAGATATAGGCTTTAGCCTATATCTTATTTTTCATCATTTATCATAATATTAAAAGCTTCCATTGTAATATCTACAACACACCAATCATTTGCACCTTTTCCATAAATTTCATCAGGGTTTTCTAATATAATACCTTCTTTAAGCATTATTTTATAAATACCATTTTCTATATAATGAAATCCATTCCATTCAGGTCTAGTTATATATGCTCCAGATTTACAATGAACTAAAGCTTCTTCGTAAGTTAAATTGTTCATATAGACTGTGCTATATAAACGAATATTAACATCCCGCATCAATTAACCTCCTATTGCCGTCTGTACGCCAGTACAAACATATCTGTATTAAAATTTACTCATGAAATTTCTTATATCATGTTTTATCTTGTCTTCAACTTTAACATAATAAGTATCAGTTCCTTCTTTAATTATTATGTTGTTTAAGTCTTTAGTTAATTTGAATGTATCTCCTATAACTTCTTCAACGTTTTTAACTAACTTAAAGTTCTTAGATTCTTCTTTAATAAAGTCAGTAAACATTGATTCATTTATAGCAAATACCATATCTCGATATTGCTCAGCAGTTATATCTGCTCCAGCACTCTCAGTTATTGCTTTATTTACAATACTTATGTTTTTAGTTTCATCTCTATATGCTTCCATATGAGAAGGTAATATAACACAATCTGCAGTAACTAAATGACCAGGTGTGTTCATTAACATAGTACCATCTTTAGTTCTAGAAAGTTTAGCTAACATTCTAACACTAAAAGCTGGTTCCATTCCTTGTAATATTCTTCTAGTCAACATAGTTCCACAAGCACCATCATCAAAAGTTTCAAATTCCCCTTTAAGTAAATTACCACTTCTATAATATGAGTTTATTCTACCACATATTCTAGCAGGGTCTATTTGTGTAACTCTGTGCATAGATTGATCTAACGGATGACCGTATTCACTAACAAATGATTTCTTTCTTATTAATTCTTGTATATGAGGAGCATTCCAAGAAGCCATTACAGCATCTCCATCATATATTCTTTTATTTCTATTCTTAACGCCGAAAGATTGGAATACGGTTTCAAATATAACATAGGTCATACCATTTCTATTGAAATCTCTAACGTTAACTGCACAAGGATCTGCAGTTTGTTCCATAATAACATGAGCTATTACTTCATTTTTTTCCATTTGTTTATTTCTCCTTTCTTTATATTTCAAGGTATTAAGGAATTGTTTGATTGAAGACAATTTAATAATAAATAAAATGAAGGAGGAGAATAGATGATTAACATAAGTAAATTAATCACATCAATCAAATTAGATTTAGGATTAGTTGCTATGGCTACACCTTTTGAAAACTTAGATGAACTAGTTAGAGAAATAATAGTTGTTAGAACTATTCCTGTATTTGATGAGTTATATCCTTATATAGTACCATTACAAATAGACACTAATGAACTAGAACAAGTAGACAAAAGATCTGAAAGTACTATATATAGATTACCAGATGTTTTTGGAGATGCACAAATAATGATGATTACTCATATGGAACCTATCTTCGATACAGACAGATACTCACATGATTACAATACATCATTATTCTCTTATGGTGTAACTCCATGTTTATACGGTTATCAAGATTTAATGATGGCTCAGGCTAATGCTAATATGCTTAGTTCTGCTGCTAAAGGTGCTACTTTTAAATTTATGCCTCCTAACATGATAGAAATATTTAGTGGATATGCTATGGGTAATACATACAGACTTTCTGTAGCTTTATCTCATTCTGAAAACTTATCCACTATACCAGCTACATGTTATGGTTCTTTCTTAAAATTAGCAACTTTAGATGTTAAAGCTTATCTATATAATACTTTAATTCATTATGATAATCTTTCTACAGCTTATGGTCAATTAAGTCTTAATATAGATAGATGGAGTGGAGCAGAAGAGGATAGAAAAGCTTTAATAGAAAAATGGGAGCAAACTTATCATTTAGATTTATCAAATATTTATTTCATATAGTTTTTAATTTGATAAACAATTAAGTAACCTCATATTTAATTTAATTTTATTATTACCAATATTTTTCATAATATATCTCCCTGAAGATAACCGTATGGTTATCTTCCTTTTTTATTGTCAAAAACAATTTTGTAATTAGGTTAAATACAAGGAAAGGAGAAGGGATATGAAAGATTTTTATTCTATTGAAGAGAATTTTGAATTCTTATATAATGATATTTATATATTATTATCTAATAAGATAATAGAATCTTCTATAGCTGAAAATTGGTTAGCTAATTGGTATGTGTGTAATAAGTATAATACAACAAGAGCCATTGAAAAATGTGCAGCCAATTTAATAATTCCTAGATTAAAAGATTCAGGAATTCCACAAGATAATTTTAAATCTATAATAGATAGAAAACTTAATGGATGTTTTGAATCGTATAATGACCTAGAAAATACATTAGAAGATAAAAAATATATGATAGAAAATATACAAAAAGTACGTATAACTGAAAGTACATTATCATATATAATTCAAGATTTTGAGTGTGGAGATATTATAGAATATATAGGAGAAAGTTATAATACTGAATGGCGAAATAAAACTATATCTTCATTAAATGAAGAATCTAAACAGATTCTTGGTATAATATCTAGTATAAAACATGCTATATTAGAAAATAAAGACAATGAAGAAGTGTTAAATAGGATTGAAGAGCACAATACTGCTATATTATACGAATATAAATATTCACCAGAATCTTGCAATATAGATTATGAATCATTAAAATCACTGTTAGAAAATCAAAGTGATGAGATGATAGAATATACTTTAAGAGAATTAAATCACTGTAATAAATTAATTGAGCATTTTATAGGTTATGAAAAATCTGATGAATTTATATATGAACAAGCAGTTGAAAAATTTAATTCAATGGTTGAAAGTATATTCTTTGAAGATACTGAAATAGACGTTAATGAATTTGTTAAATTATATGAATTAACCAATGCTTTATGTGAATATGAAAATACTATGGAAGCTTCTTCTAGAATAATTAGAAAAGGTACTGAAAAAGTGACTAAAGCTATAGATAGAGCTTCAGCTAGATCTAGAGGAATGGCTAATGCTGATTCTAAAGTAGACCAAATAAAAAGAGGAGCTAAAATAGTAGACGATAGAGCATCTGATGCAATTAATAATAAAATAGACCAAATTCTTAATTTCACAAGAGAACAAAAAAGAGAAAAGATAATAACAGGTAAGAATACTATAAGGTTAAGTAAGGTGTTGAAAACTATTATAGGAATATTAGCTGCAGGTACAGCACTTAAAGCTAAACCTTTATTAGGTGCAGCAGTTACTATAATAGGTTTATTAGGGGCAAGAGGTTTAAGTAGAGCTACGGAAGCTAGAGAAAAGAAAAGAATTATGTTAGAACTAGAGACTGAATTAAAAATAACAAGAGAGAAAATAGAAGATGCTAAAGGGGAAAATGCTAAAGAGCAAAAATATCAATTAATGCGTATAGAAGCTCAATTGGAAAAAGAAATATTCCGTATTAAGCATGGATTAAAATACTATTAAGGGGTTGATATAATGAGATTTGATGATTTTAATTGGAAAGATATTATATATGAAGCTCCTGAAGATGATTTAGATGACGGTGGAGATTTATCTGCTACAGACTATGCTGATGCTGGAGATGATGTGGACGTGGCTGAAGCAGATCCTATGGCAGATGAAGGTGGAGAAACAGAAGATGTTACAGATGATACTGAAGCAGATCCAGCAGATGAAGATCCACTAGGAGAAGATGAAGAAGGTGGAGATCCAGCAGATGAAGATCCTATGGCAGATGAAGGTGGAGATCCAGCAGATGAAGATCCATTAGCAGATGATGCTGAAGGTGGTTCAGACGAAAATCCAGAAGATGAACAAACTGATAATATGGAGGATAACGTTTCTTCTGATAAACAAAACGTGAATTTAATAAATGATTTTATTGAATTACATAGACGCATTGATACAATAATGCAGCAGATAAGAACGGACTGTAAAACTAACATAAGATACAATCCAAATATGTTAGTAGTAAGGGGTAATTTAGAGAAGTTAAAAGCTATTACCTATGATTATATAATTAATAAGTTCGCAAAAGAAAGTTATGTTGCAAATCTATATCAATTTAATTTAATAATACAGGCATTAAATACTAACATAGATTTATTAAGTTCGGTTTTAGCTTCAAACAAAAAATTTGAAGAAGCTAATAAAAAAAGTAAGAAGAAAAAAGACGAAAAGAAACCAAATTCTAAGAAGAAAAAATAATTCTCCGAGGTTTTATAAGAAAACAATTTGATAAGCGTGGTATAGTATGTGAAGTTTAGGATTTTTAACAATACTAACTATAATTTTTTGAAACAACTATTTAATATTAAATTAAAAATAAGTGCAAAGGAGTGTATTTATAAATGGCTAGATATAATGAAGTAAACCCAACAAGAGTAGTTGGATCATTTGTGGAATCAAGAAACGAAGATTTCAATAATCAATTAGTTTCTATAAACGAAACTTTTAAAGGTTCTTTTGGATTAGATCCAATAGAAGAGTCTTTAAGAATATATAAGGACGATGTTATATTCGAACAATACAAAGAAATGTTATTAGGGGATTTATTTGAAGCTTCTATGGGAGATAAATATTTAGATCTTTTACCTGCTAAAATAGAACAAATAGTAGAAAACTCTAAATATGAAATAGTAAACGAAGCATACGGTGTAGCTCAATTATCTCCAGTTGTTGGATATACATTACCTATAATTAAGAAAAATATGCTTGAATGTATAGCTAAAGACATAATGATGACTGAAGTTCCAGATGCTCCAGTTATCAAAGTTGCTTTCGAAAGAAAATTCTTAAAAGATAAAAATGGTAAAAAATATTATATACCTGAAATATTCTATGATAAATCTTTCAAGGAAGCTTCTGAAATGGCTAAAGGAACTCCAGTAATGGCTGACCCAATACAAGCTCCACTTGATGAATTCCCATTAATGGAAAACTCTATGCTAGAAGCTGGACAACAAGTAAGAAAAGGTCAAGATTCATTTGCATATGACTTAGCAATAGAAGAAGTTGTATTCGATGGAGTAACTGTAAAAGGATTAAATATAAAACCAGATATAGAAAACGATGGTGTATTCTATAAAGAAGTTAGAGATGGAGAAAAAAGATGTGTTATAGTAGGTAGAGTAGATTTCTATAACGGAACTGTTTCTTGTTCTTCTTTAGATGGTAAATTAGAATCAGTTAAGTTTGTTGGACATATATCAAATCAATTCAATGACCATTCACTAGATATGGACAGAGAAAGAACTCCACAAACTTGGGAAATACCAGAAGGAGAAAGAATCAATACTGCTCTTACTATAGAAAAAATAAGAGACTGGAAAGCTATGGCTAATATAGACATAACTCCAGAAATAGTTAATGATATAGCTACTACATTAACTCAATTCGAAGATTCAAATGCTATGGATTTCTTAGAAACAAGTTTAGATAGATGGATAGACAAAAAAGATCTTCCATATGGATATAATAAAGGATTTGTTCAAACTGCTACTTTCGATTGCAACGTTACAAGTGGTATGTTAACTCAATCTGATTATATAGAAAAAGAATTAAAATTCAGATTTAATAAATTAGTTTCTCAATTAAAAGATATATTAAAAACTAACGAAATAATGTTCGTTGCTTACGGACATCCAGATAATATAGAATTATTTAACAGTGCTGTTAAATGGGTAGTAGACCAAAATACTAGAGTAGGTGGAGTACAATTAGACTATAAATTCGGTGTTATGACTGAATCTGGAAATAGAATCCACTTCTTATCTTCTTTAAAATGTGCTAGAGAAATAGGTGTAAGAATAGTTGCTTATCCTACTACTGCTAACCATATAACTTTCAAACACTATAAATATTCTTTCAATATAGAAAATACTTATAGACATCCACAAGTTGATAGAGTTCCTAACATCATGGGTACTCATAGATACTTATCAACTGAAATGTTACCAGTTCAAGCTCGTATGGAATTCGTAAATAACGATTTCGGTATAGATGCTAGAGAATAATCTTGATGGATTTTAAATCCATGACTATTTGTAATAGATGGTGATAAATGAATTTCTAGTACAATCTTATAACGAGATTGTACTAGAAATTTTTTATTCTAAATAGAAAGGAGTAAGTAGATGAAGAGGATAGCAAAAAAAGAATCTATTATGTTCGTTGAAGAATGTATACGAAATATTCAACAACAAAAAGAAGTTTCTAAAAATATCAAATTAATAGAAAGTGCTATTAAGAGAGAATTTGATATAAAATTACAAATATCTATTATAGATAATAAAAAACAATTCTTCGGAATGTGTGTTTATCCATCTCCTGAAGAAATAAATGAACTTACTAAAATGCTATTAGATACAAATGTTAGAATGGCTGATGTAGAACGTGTTCATATTGAATTCATGACTAAAGGAGTACATGTTGTAGAAATAGATTCTATGCTTTTATACGATCATAATTTAAATGCTTCTGCTGGAGAAGTTACTGCTATATTATTACATGAAATAGGACATATAATAGCATCTAACAGTATCGTATGTAGATTTGAAAGAGCTAAAGAATATATAACTATAAAATTTGACAATAGAACGAGAAAATTAGTTCCTATACTTCCATTTATAAAACAAGTGTTCAATATAGCAACATTACAAATATTCTCAAATCATTTTAATAGTCAATTAGCTAAAGAAAGAAAAGCAGATGAGTTGGCATTTAAAGAAGGTTATGGAGAAGAATTAAGTAATATTTTAGGAAAACTTATCGCTAATGGTAAGGGAGAGCGTGTTAAAAGAACACAAAAAGACATGGATAAAGATATAGAGTTAACCATAGACTGGTTAATCGTTAATGTTAAAGAATTACAATATAGAAAAGATAGATTAAATAAATCTATCAAAATGTTAAAATTAAGCACTCCATCTATATTCTTAGCAGATCAATTAGATAAGATACATCATTCGGTATTTAAAGATGATCATAAAGAATTAGTTGAAAAGGTTGCTGTAATAAATGAAGCATTTATTTTATCTAGTTTAAATGGTAAAAAATGTAAAGCACCTAAAGGAGCTATGGATAGTTCTGGAAGAGTTAGAAAACTTCATCCGAGAGATTTAGATATTTATAGAGCCGAATTAGAAAGAGTTGACACTGTAGATGATAAAATATTCTTATTAGAAAGATTATATGATTTATTAGATATAGCTGAGTATGCTAGACAAATAGCTATAGATGAACCTAGGAGATCAACTCAATCAGTTCAAACTATTGACATGTATATAAATCAAATACATGAAATAATAAATGAAGTTAATAAGAAAAGAATTACTAAAACTAAATATGGATTGTTTATCAAATATCCTGCAGATTATGAAGGGTAGTATATTGGAACTGTGGGATAACCACGGTTCCAAATTATTTTTTGGGTGGTGAATGGAAATGTACATACATGAAACGAATAATGTATTTTATGATACAGAAACAAACAATCTATCTTTCCTTCAAGTAGCCTCGGACCTAAAGAAATTAGGTATTAAAAATAATATGTTCTTTTTAAGGTTATATGATAAAGGATTACAAGGAATAGATCCACATGGTCCTATAACAGCAATGTCAAATGAATTATGTCAAAGAATAATGGCAGAATGTATTAGGAATCCATGGTATTACTTAAGAGAAGTTTGTAGAATACCTGACCAAGGGAATAGTAATGGTATTCCATATAAATTAAATAGAGCCAACTTAGCAGCTACTTGGTGTTTTGTTAATAATATAGACCACTATTTAACAATACCAAGACAGGTTGGTAAAACACAATCGATAATAGCAAATCTTACTTGGGCTTATTTATTCGGTACAACCAACTCTTCGTTTGCGTTCTTTGCTACATCACAAGAACTTGCATCAGAAAACTTAGAGAGATTAAAAATGCAAAGGGAATTGTTACCTCCATATTTAAGATTAAGACAGGATTGTGTTATAGATGCTATATTAGGAACTAAAGATAATGAAATAGACAATATTAGAAAAATTTATAATCCATTAAATAAAAATACAATAGTAACTAAACCTAAAGCTAGTAGTAAAGAAGCAGCTATAAAACTAGGAAGGGGTAATACATTACCTATCACATATTCAGACGAAACTGAGTTCACTGATTATATAGATGAAATAGTTAAGGCTTCAGGTCCAGCGTTCTCAACTGCAGCAGCCAATGCCGAACGTAACGGTGCTGCTTATTGCCGTATATTCTCAAGTACACCAGGTGACTTAGACTCTCCTGCTGGTCAAGCTGCACAAGCTATATTAGATAAAACATGTAGATGGACTGAAACTTATTATGATTTAGGTCCTGAAAAAGCTAAAGAAATAATAGCTTCTAACTCTGAAAATGGTATTTGCTATATAGAATATTCTTATAAGCAATTAGGATTGGGTGAAGAATGGTTTAGAAAGCTATGTAAACTTGTCAATGGTGACCCTACAGCGATTAAAAGGGAATTATTATTACAAAGAATTAGAGGTAGTAAAGATTCTCCTTTTAGTGAAGAAGACTTAATGGCTATACAAGAAATTAGACCTGTTATATTGGAAGAATATTTTATAATGGATATTTACCAATTAAACGTTTATAAGGAATTAAATCCTAAAGTTCCTTATTTAGTCGGTGTCGACGTTGCTACAGGGGTTAATAACGACAGTACGGCTGTATCAGTAGTTAATCCTTATACTTTACAAATAGATGCAGAATTTAGAAGTCCTATTATGGGTTATCCAGATTTAAAAAGATTCTTATATCAAATGGTTAAAAAGTATATTCCAAACTGTGTTCTTTGTATAGAAAAGAACCATGGAGGAGATGCTGTAATACAAGACTTAAGAGAATCGGTTCTTAATAGAAATATCTACCATAGTATGTCAAAAGAATTAGTTGATGATAATAATGCTAAAATGAATAAAGGGCATATAGAAAGAGAAGTTGAAAGAAGAAGAAACTACGGAGTATTTACAGGTACTAAATCAAGAGCATTAATGATAGATTTATTATTCTTAACAGTACAAGAAAATAAAGATAGATTAACTTCTCATTATGTTATAGATGATATACTTAAATTAGTAAGAAAGAATGGTAAAGTTCAAGCAGCAGCAGGGGAACACGATGATAGTATTATGTCATACTTAATAGCTTTATACGTTTATACTTATGGTAAAAACCTTAATAGATGGGGAATTGTTCAAGGTATGAAGGAACCAGGTTATGATGGTGATAAAGCACAAGAAGAAGATGCTATGCAATATGCTATGAATAACTTATCTGAAGAAGATATGATGTTCTTCCAAGCACAAATAATGGCATCTCAAGCTGCTAGTACATATGAAGCTCAAATGAGGAAAGAAGCAATGCAATGGAATAGACAATCGGAAATAATAGATAAACAAATAAATGCTACTACTAGAGTTGAAGATATAGAAAAAGAAGATTTGAACTATGACTTTGATAAAAGGGACAGAAATTCAAATCCATTCTTATTAAATGAGTTCGATGATTTAAATGACTGGTAATAATAGATATGGCTTCGGTCATATCTATTATTTTTTATTCTAAACTTAACAGTTATTTAGATAATAAATGAGAATATAAAGTATAAAGGAGAGGTAGAATTATGATAAGAGATAATGATTTTATTAACGGTTTTGATATAGAAAGAATATTAGGGGATTTACCTATAGACATAATAAAAGAAAACATCAAATCGCAAATAGACGATCCTTTAACATTTATGACAAATCATTGTGATCAAGTTTACGAAACTCTTGATGAAGCAATGGATGAAGTAGGACATATAGATGAATATAGAGAAGAACTTAATGAAATGAGAGATGATTTTAATTCATTCCTTATATTAGAATTAGATAAAGGGTTTGGATTAGGAATAGATATAGAGAATTTACAATCATATGAAATGGAAGAAATAGGTAGAAATGCATATGAATTCTTTGTAGTTAATCTAAGAGAAAATATAACTAATTTTCTTAAAAACTATATTTGTATTAACAAATCATCATTGGCTGAATTATTTACAGATGAATATAAACGTAAAGATGTAACAACTACAAATATGAAAAGATTAACTAAGAATAAAGATGATGTCGTTATATTATCAAATATAATATCGGTAATATATCACATTTTAGATCTTGATTTAGATCCTGAGGATTTTATGGAAATGTCTATAGAACCAGGAGAGTATTCAGGGGAAGCTGTAAAAGAATATGTGTACAGTTTTAAAATAGCTAATAACTTCGTAAGTAGATTATTCAACGAAGTTAAATATACACATAATGACGCAATAGATGAATTTGCATCGGAGATATGTTTAGAACTTCAAAATAATTTAATATTTGGTGAAAGTGAAGAAGAATAAAAATATTTAGGAGGTAATAATTATGTCAAATATTACAAGATTGGATGAATCTAAGGAAAAATTAAATAAATTAAGAGAATCACAAAAGGAATTATTACAAGAGGATGAAGATGCTTTTGCTGCAGTAGTTCCTACATTATCAGTAAAACAAATAGAAGAAATGTCTGATGATGAATTATTAGCTTTTAATAATTATGAAGAAGGTAAATATTATATAGGTGAACCAGATTTTGAAACTAAAGAAGATCTAGTTGAGTATATAAGATCAGTTATGGTTTATTTAGTTCAATCTTATGAGTTCTCTATAGAAATGGATAATTCAATTAAAGAAATAAATGATTTAACAAAGGAAACTAATGACGCTATAAAAGAATTTTATGGTTTTGATAAATTAGATCCAAATGTTAGTTCAATTGATATAATAGAAAAAGCTATAAGTGATGGATTATCAAAAGCTGAAGAGGCTGGAGATATAACAAAATATGCACAAATTTTACAATCACAAGAAACTTTTAATGAAACATTTACATTAGATAGAATTAAAAATCTTTATAAAACATTAGATCCTGAGAATTTAAAGAAAGATGCACAATCGGATAGATCAGTAACAATATATAAAAATTATGTGAAAGTACAACAAAAATTAGGTTCTCAATATGACCTAGTGCAAGTAAATGATTTAGAACAAAGATTTTTACCAGAAGAATATCATAGTTTGAATAATTTATTTATAATAGCAGTTATTAAATATATAAGTAAATCTATGAAAGATGGTAGATATTCTAGTGATACAGCTTTCTTCGTGTCACAATTAACAACTAATTTATTCTTATTACATTTAGGTAAAATGCCTAAAGACAAAGAAGAAATATTATTAACAAATATTAAAGAATTTTTAGACATGGTAAGATAATAGATGATAGCCAATGGCTATCATCTTTTTTTCATCGTTAAAAACAATTACCTAATAAGATAAAAATAAAGGAGGAATGTAAGTGTTAAAAGCAAATGTTATTAAGAAAGATGGCATGATAGTGTTAAACTGTCCATATGCTGAATTCTATGTTCCTAGACAGTATACTGAAAAAGAACTTGCCGTTGACTGTGGTGAATCTTTCCAAGCATTCGGCGTAATGTATCTTAGAACTTTTTCCACTATGGATAAACCAAATGAGTTAGAGATACTTAAAATACCTAATATGCTTAGTTTCTTCCCAGCAGAAAAAGAAAATAGAAAGATGACAATAGGGAATGATACTGAAGCTGACTATATAGTATTAAAGTTTTTTAAAGGAAATAATCTATTTCCTTCAGCTATAAGATGTGACAATGCTGCTCCTGAGAATTTTCTTAATATGGTTTTAGGTGGACAAATACCTAAGAACATTCCATATGATAAGACACTTGATTTATTCTTAAAAGTATTTGAGCAAAATAAAGTTGGTTTACCAGCTCCTGCTATCATGCTTGAAATGATAATAAGTGAAGTTTATAGATACGCTGGAGATAACTCACTTAAGTATGGTCAATTCTTAGCTAAAAACTTCGATCCAAAGAAAAAGCAATTAGACTATTCATTAGCTAATGTTAGAACTATTTGTAAAAATAATAGTTCATTCGCAGGTATTTCTTTCGAAAATATGGATGAGATGATTACATCAGCTATTAATAATAAGAAATACAATAGAACTGAAACTAAAACACCTCTTGAGGACGTTATTAAGTATTAATACAATAATATAACGTAACAGGTTGTTAAATCAGTAAAGTGCTGCTTGAACAATTATTTAAATTTAATAAATTAAAAAATAAAGGAGGAATTCAAATCATGTATGTTAATAATAAGAAAAACATTCCTGATTACGATCATCCGTTTAACGTTACGATCATAAATGATAACACAATTCGTGAAAAAAGACCTGCAGCTGTGCCTGACAGAGTTAATTATTTATGCGTATTCGTTGGAGGAAAAGGTAGAGATAATAAATTAGTAAAAATTACAAGTCAATCAGAATTTTTAAAGGAATATGGTAAACCTAACATATTTAAATATGGGCAACCTATATTAAATGCTTACGCTTCAATAGCAGATGCTTATTCACATGCATATTGTATGAGAGTTATGCCTCTTGATGCAATGTACAGTAATATGATAGTTTCTGCTAAATATAAAGTAGTTGACGGAAGCCTTGAAGTTAAATTAGTTAGAGATACTGAGTTAGCATTAAATAATGCTGCTCATTTAGAAGGTCTATTATTACAAAAAAGAAATGATGAAGAAGACGAAGCTGGATATAAAACTTTACCTTTATTAGCTATAAGATCTTTAGGTAGAGGGGTATATGGAGATTCATTCAGAGTCAGATTAACTGGTGTAGTTAGAAAGAAAACTAACATAGATTATAGACCATACAGATTAGAAGTATTAGACGTTGAGGAAGGAAACGTTGTTGTTGAAACATTCGATGGATGCTTATACGACCACGCTGCAAACTCTCGTTCAATGTTATTATCTGATATAGTTGATGGAGAAACTGCTTATTCTACTAGAATAGGTGTACATGTTTTCGAAGATGCATTCGAAATATTATATGATGAATATGCTAAAATGTTCGTAGACAATGGATTAGAATGTCCTGTTGAAAATCATAAATTATTCGATCCAATATACGGTGTAACTAATAAACAAGTTAAAATACCTAACTTAGTAATAAATAACGAAGAATTAGCATTAGATAGATTAGATGGTGTACCTCTAATGGGAGGACATGATGGTGCATTCGCTAACGGAATAGATTTAGAAGGAGAATTATTAGAAGATCTATACATAAAAGCATTTAATGGAGACTTAGATAGAACTATACTATCTCCAAGAAGAACTCCAGTTAAATACATGTTAGATGCTAACTATCCATTACCTGTTAAGAGAGCAATGGTTAATTTAGCTATTCAACGTTATGATGCATTTGTTTATTTAGATGCAGGTATAATAACTACTCATGATGAAGGATTAATATTTGGTGAAGATACTACTGACTTAAACTATAGAATAGTTTCTAAAGGATATCAACATTTCCAAATAAGAGATCCATTCAACGGAAAAAAAGTTGCAGTTACTTATACTTATCATTTAGCTAGTCAATTAGCTAAACATATAGAATTAGTTGGATCACACGTACCATTTACAGGGGAAGCACATGCATTATTAACAGGAGCTGTTAAAAACTCTGTATTACCAGTTCTTGATGAATATGATGAAGATATGAAAGAACAACTTTACGACTTAAGATTAAATTACTATGAAGCTCTAGGAGAAAATATATATGCTAGAGGAACTCAAGTAACTGCTCAAGATGCAGATTCTGACTTAAGTGAAGAACATAATATGGTTATGACTCTTGAAATAAAAGATATAGCTGAAAAAGAAACTATAGCTAGAAGATATAACTTTGCAGAACCTGAAGATAGACAATTATTCGGTGAAATACTTACTGAAAAAACAAAACAATACAGGGATGTTGTTAGATCAATATCTGTATTATATAGTATGACACCAGAAGAAGAACTTTGGTCTGTACTACATTGCTATGTAGAAATCACATTTAAAACTATTGCTAAATCTTCAATTGTTGAAATTAATATCAATAGTAGAGTATAATTAAAAGGGTAGGTGAATATAAATGGCTTTAGATGAACAAAGAACGTTACAAAGTAACATTAAGAATAATAAAACTGATATGACAGGATATTCGCTATTCCTTGGAGGATTAAACGTTAAACGTGCTGCATTAGAACAATATAACGTATTAAAAACTGGTAAAGGTAGAATATTCTTAACTAAAATGCCTTTCTTCATGAAAGCTTTAATGCCAGAAGCAACTAAAAACTTTAAACATGTTGTTGAATATGGTTTCATGGATATACAAGGTATACAAGATTTAACTATGGAATTCGATAGTATCACTGGAGGATATGCTGGAAGATCATTCGAAATACCAACTATCTTAAAAGATGAAACTAACGAAATAACTATAAAAATATTAGAATTTGCTGGTTCTCCTATGAGAGAATATTTAGAAATGTGGATGACAGGTGTTTCTGACCCTAATAGTGGATTTACTCACTATCATGGATTAGCTATACCTCAACCAAATGCAAATGGTAACGGATTTAAAGAACCTGAAGTAGAAGTTTCTCAAGCTAACCATACTATGGAAGCATTCTACGTAATGACTGACCAAACTGGATTCAATATAGAATTCGCTTGTATGTTATGTAATATGTTCCCTAAAACTTCTGCTAGAAACCACTTCAACCATACTTCTGGAGAAATGGCACACGTTGAATTAGAAATAGCATTCACTTGTACTATGTATACTTCTCCTGATATAAATGCTGTGGCTCAATTATTATTAAATAAATATAGAGTTCTTTACAACTTCTTAGACTTCAAATCTGAAACAGGATCTGAAACTAACGAAGTTAAATCATTATCTGAAGAAGAATTCCCATCTAAAAATATTAAAGACTGGACATTCAATTAGGATTAAATATATAGAATACATCCCTAGGGATGTATTCTATATTCTTTTTTTAATTCCAACCACTATCATCTCCACCTGAACTCATATCATCTCCACCAGCATCTTTATTTGCTTTCTTAGCCGTATCTTTAACAACTTCTAATTTAACATTTTCCATTATTTCATCTATTAATTCCCAAGGAAGCATAGGTAATACTTTTCTAGAGAATTCTTTTCTAAACATATCTTTTGTAGTATTTAATTCAGGTGTTTCTTCTGCATATTGACCAAATTCAGATTTTTCTACGAAATCTAATATTTGATCTCCATAACCTAACATATCTACTAAGTTATTATTAGGTAATGTTTTTGGTCTTTGTAATGTATATTTAAAGTTTGCTATATCTTCCATTTCCATATCAGTACAATAACAAAGTATCTTTTGATACATTTCTGTTATATCTTCATTAAAGTTATCTTGATACATCATAACTCTACGTAAATGTTTAGCATTTGCCATTACTAATGTTTTAGCAAAATCTGCTTCATTTATATAGTTCATTATAACTGAAGGAACACCAGTACCATTTATATAGTCCTGTTTTAATTGTTCCATGAATTCATTTTGCATATTAACGTCTTGACCTTGTATTATATCCCAAGATAATCCTCTTTCTCCAGATTCACCTTCAGGTATAAATAAGTCCCTTCCAGTACCTATCTTACTATATATAGAAGAATAATCCATTAAATCTCCTATTCCTATTTGTTTAGACTTCCATTGTCTAGCAACATCCATTGTTTTATTTATAACATTTTTATCTATTCCAGATGTTTTAACATATGTTACTACAGTATCTTGTGATTTAGTTAGATATGTTATCATATTGAATACAAGTATTGATAAATAAAGCTTAGCATAGAATAATGACTTATATATCATTGATTGTCCATTACCATTTTCATCTTCATTTACAGAGAATCTACATATATGGTCACCAGGAATAAATTGATAATGTAATTTTCTTTTATACATATCATCATATAGTAAAGAGTTTATTATTAATTCTTTAAACTCTATATTATCATTTAGATATTTTTTATCAAACGATTTAACTATAGCATCTGCTATATTACTTATTAAGTTTTGTTGGTCTGTAGATTTATTAGCCATGTTATCCATTATATTTGTAAATCTATGCCCATGGTTACAGTGATGTTTATTTGTAACATCCATTTCAGCATCATGAACGTAATAGTAACCGATAGTATAGTTCATAAGCTTAACTGGTATAACTTTTTTAGGGTCTAATAGTTTTATATAACAACCTTTAATATCAGACCAATCCTCAACTTTATAACTTTTAACACCATCACTAAATCCTAATGATGAATATTTATCTTCACCATTTGATTTACCATTTTTCTTTTTACCTTTGTGTTGTTTTAATAAATTTGTTAAATTATTAAATTGTGCTAAATCTTTCATAGCACCCACCATATTATTATTTTCTAATATAGGTATTGGTATATCTGTATTATTTATTTTTATATTTTCTGATATATATGAAACCATTTCATCTGGTTTAACATCTTTAAGCGATTTATCTAATTTAAGACTTTCTAAGAATGCTTTTGCATCTGCAGATTCCATTGCTGCACCACTAGTACGTTCTAATTTTTTCTTTTGAGTGTTTTCATATAGTTTACTTTCAGGTATTACATAAACATAATATTCACCATATTTTAATGTTTTAGGGACTATATGTTCTCTTACCATATAATTTAAACCGTGTATTTGTTCTTGTCGTTTAACTTCTTCAACAAGTTCATCGTATTTCTTTTCATCATCTTCTACTCCATCCATAGAGAAAGTTAATGATTTAGATATATCTGCACCAACGTCATCTGATGAAACTATATCATCCCTTGTAGTATTTATAGCTTCACTTAATTCAACCAACTGTTCACTTATTATTTCTAAGTCGTTGAATAATAATGCTTTATTTTTAAATCTATCTTGGAAAGTTGCGAATATAGAACCTTCACCAGAAGAAAATAAGTTCTCTAAAGCATTTTCGTTTCTAGGATCCATTATACTGGTATTAAATTTATTAGACCCTGAATTTTGTATAGTGTTTATTAAGAATCTACTTAGATCATTTTCACCACCATACGATTTCATTTCTTCCATATCATCGGCTATAACTCTTCTTATCTTTTCAGACATTGTATCCATAGTTGTTTTATTTACATCTTCATCTACATCATGTGTATTCATGGATATCTTTTTATATAAATCTTGGAAAAGGTCATTTAATTTTATCTCTTCCTTACTAGTCTGAATTTCTTTATCTTCTCTTTTTTCTTTTTCAGATTTGTTCGCCATATTTTTTCAACTCCTTATAATTAGATTATTTCATCCGTATCATATGTAATTGTTTAAATGGGTAAAAAAATAACCTTAACCATAAGGTTAAGGTTTAGTTTAAATCTAAAAATCTGTAAATATAAGTTATTTCTATTTCGAAAGTTACTTCATCTTTTTTATTTCTTTCTTCTATTTTATTTTTAAATATACCATAAAATGTTCCGTTATCATTTTCTTTAATTTCTAAATTAAATTCACTTGACTTACCTATCATTGGAAATAATTTATGTGTTAATAATAAATCATACTTATCTTTTCTTACATTTATAAATTCTTTATTTACAAATCTTTCGATTAGTTCATTTATATTACATTTATATTTAACATTTTTAGTTATCTCATTTATATAATCTATATTAAGTTTTTTATTATCTTGAAACTCTCCTACTTCATAATCCATTTCTGTTGTACGGAATACTAATCCACAATCAACAAAAAATCCGATTATTTTAGATTTCCCTGCTTTAAGACAATCACTAATCGCTTTTAAATTTAATTTTAATAATTGATTTTCTCCAATCTCAAATAACTTGTGTAACGTGCTATTACAAAATACTCTTCCTGAATCTAATTTACTTTCTAAAGAATAACATAAACCTTCATTATTTATATAAACTTCATCGTATATATTTTTCAACACTTTAACGTTATTTTCCAATTCTTTAAGAAAAGAAGTTTTAAACTTCTTTTCTTTTTCTTCAAATATTACATTCATATAATTACTCCCTTCTGTATTTATTTTCCTCAGGAATTATTTTACTTGTATCTTTACCAAATTCTTTTCCGACCATTTCTAATATTTCCATCATATTCGGTAAATTCATCCATCTAACTCCTGTCATAACAGGATTCTGACATAACATATTTTCCACAAAATCTTTTCCTGAATCATACATATTACCTTTGTCATTGTTCATTTCAAAAGCTGTATATCTATCATAAACTTTTTCATCTAAAGATATTTTACCTACTAATGTATGTGGTCCAACATTATGTGCTATTTTAATACTTGGATATAGACTTGAGAAGTCAAAATCTATAACATACTTACGTACATATCTGTTCTTAACTCCATTAACTTCCATACCATTAACTGTACTATTTAATGTCGGGTCTCCAACTCATTCATGTTCACGTGGGATCGTTACTCCCACGCCGTTTCTCTAAGAACCGCTCATACTTTCATATGAGATCAGACTATATCATCATTCTTTTCAGAATGGCTCCCGTTTCCACTCACTTGAGTGTACTCTACTCCCTTTCACTTTACAGTGTGGTTTCGATAGTCGTTGAACGTTATATTTATTTTAAAAAATTATATTGGTTTGAAACGTGTACCCACGATTTTCCTCTATTTATTTTCTTAACACAATCGTATCCCACATTAAGATATTGAGCTATCTCTTTTAAACTCATTTTACCTTCATCAATCAACTTACATATTTTATGTGCTGTTTCTTCATTTATAGTTGCAAAATGAGATTTTTCGCCGACTGTGTATATAAGTCCAGTTTCTATCGCATGTTTTGTATTTTCTTTAGCTGTAACCCATTCTAAATTATCTGGACTATTATTATCTTTATTCCCGTCTATATGGTTAACAAAAGGTTTATTTTCATTATTTTCACAAAAACTTTCTGCTACTATTCTATGTTTAGGTTTTATATGTTGTTTACCTTCACTATCCCTTAATTTTATTCTAACATAACCATTATGATTATGTGTTCCTTCCATAAAAGTTAATGTTTTTAAACTAAAAATTCTACCTTTATTGCTAACCAAATAATCATAATAATACTCACCATCTATAAAAACTGTTATGAATATTTCATTTTCATCTTCAGCTATATCTTTGTAGTACATTATTATCAACACCTTTATAATTTTATTTCCAATATAATTTTTATAATAAATATCTTCGCTGCTGATTGCCCAATCCTAAAGATTTTTACACTTTGGTACTTTAGGCTCTAAGGGTGTTCCAGCAATTAGAGAGCTTTTATAGCGTCCATTGGTATTAAACGCTCCTGCGAATTTTTCTTTTTCTTCTTCATCCTCATCTGAATCCCAATCTTTATTATAATCTAAGTTTATATTATTACCGATAACATAACCTTGTTTTAAATATTCAACATAACATCTATTTCTTAATAATGCTGTTTGTGAGAAAACTTTCTTATAAGGAACACTATTTAATATACTTCTTGTATATAAGTTATCTAAATCTGAAGTTTTTCTTTCTATACCATATTGTAAAAGAACGTCTTTTATGTTGTACAATAAGAACTTTTTATAATTCACATATGGTAATGTTTTGATGTTTGCTTCTTCACTATAATCAAGTTTTTCATCACCTAATTCTTTTTGTCCTATAATGTTTAATTTAACAGAACCTAATTCTGATTGACCTTTTCTTATTTGTGCATATAAAATCATTTGGTCTACCCATACTGTATAATCTGAAATTGTAAACCAATCCTTTTTCATCTTAACTGCAAAGTTTTTTCTATCTGCATAATAATAACATTTCTTTATAGGAAATTCTGGATGACACATTATATCTGCAGGATTTTCACCTAATTCGGTTATTCTATCCATTAAATAATTTGCGTCGAAGTTCATATTCCAAAACATTATAAAATCTCTTTTTAATAAATGAATTAATTTAAAATAATCTTTCAACATTGCTAATTCATCTTTTTCATCATAGAATACTATATTATATTCAAACTCTCCATATGATTCATCAAACATCTTATGACATTCATGTTTAAATAAATCTAAATTATCTTCAAGTTCTTGTATTTGAGGATTCTTTTCATTTCTTAATGCGAATGTAAAACATTTTCTAGTTTTTTCATCTATTAATGTTATTGCATTTATTGGTGCAACACCATCTGTAACGAAACCTTCTACATTTATACCATCAACCTCTATATCTGAATATAGTTTAGTTATTGGTTTAGGTTTTTCATTTAAATAATTACATGAAAATTGTATTCTATAATATGACTCTGGATCATAATCACTTGCTAATACATATGGATACTTATGAAGATTTTTCATTGCTTTTCTATTCTTTGATTCTGCACAACTTCTATAATAAGCTTCATATTTTCCACCTGCTTGTTTAGCTATATCTCTAGTTGCATATTTACAACTTATATTTTTAATCTCACATTGATCTACTGGTAAAACATATTTAGGATGTTCATAATTTCTATATTCAGGTTTTGTAAAATATACATCCATTGTAGGATTTAATATAGTTTCTAAATATTTTTCATCAGTTGCTAAATCTTTATATATAACATCTATAGAATCCACCCAATTAGTTTGTGGACTTGGTTGATTATAAATAACATTCAATAACATAATATCGTCTCTTCTAGTTTCTTTTAATTGTAAGAATTCCATATATAATTACCTCCTTATTATACGAATAATATTTCATATCATATATTTTTGTTAAGTTAGAAATAAGAATTAATAAGATATGAGAAACTCACATTCTCATATCTTATTAACCTAAGGCATATATTTTATATGGATGAAATATATTCTAATTATTAATTATATGTATTACTGGTAAGATTTTATTTTAACCTCCCGACAATATATTAAGATTAGACATGAATATTAGTAATGGAGGTTTGTAGTATGAGTGTGTATTTTATTGCTGATACTCATTTCGGGCAGAAAAGAACTTTAGAAAAGAGTAAAAGACCATTCAGTAGTGTAAAAGAAATGGACTTGATAATGTATATGAATTGGAACATGACGGTTAAACCAGAAGATACGGTATATGTTTTAGGGGATTTCGGTATAATGGATATTTTACCTTTGCTTAATGGTAAAAAAATATTGATTAAAGGAAATTATGAAAGACAAAAACCTGAATTACTGGAAGGTCATGAAGACCAATTTGAAGAAATACATGAATTCATACACGAGACAAAAATAGTTCATGAAGGTAAAGAATACAATCTAACTATGACGCATGAACCATCGAGAGTAAGAGATAAGATATTGGATGATAAAACACTTGTGTGTTATGGTCATATACATAAATTATGTATGGTTAAAAAATATGGACTTTGTGTAAGTGCTGATGCACATAATTTTACACCATTATCTTTAGAAGATGTTATTTATTATCATAATGCAATTTTAAATTATTACGATGATGATGTGTTTTATTAAAACTAAATAAAGGAGGAAATAAATATGGATGATATGTTCAATGACTTAAACAATGAGGAGATTCAAGATAATACTAGCTTTAATATGCCTGAAGATTATGATTTTATTGCCGATTATGAGCAATTAATGGCAGATTTAGATAATCAAGATCCTATGGATATATTACCAGAGTTTGATGAATCAGATGATTTCTATCAAGCTATTGATAATTGGGATAATGGTGAATATATTGAAGAACCTCTTGATAAATACTCAAGAAGAGGAAAGCAGTCCTATAGTAAATATAAAGAAGATGAAAATGAGTTTAAGAAAGAGTTTGCTGAGGAGTTGGCAATGCTTTACGATTTACTTGATGAAGCTAATAAATTTAATAAGAAGTTAACTAAAAAATACGATGCTATGGATGGTAATAAAGCTAAAGGTTCTTCTAAATACTTAAATGATTTAATAGAATCAGTATTATCATCTACAACAAATAGATTACAAATTATAAAAGAAATAAACTCACTTAAAAAGAATATACAAGAGCTTAAAATTAAAGCTGATGGTAAATATGCTAAAATGGGTGGAGACGGTTCATTAGAAGACGATGCTAATAGCTTCTTCCAAAACATAATGGGTGTTGGAAGAAATAATTTTGTTTCAGCATTAAATGGTGATCCAGATTTCCATTTCTCAAATCCAGATTATTCTAATGATGATGATATAGAATATGCAAATGCTTTACCAGATGCTCAAGAAGCTATTCATGATATAATAAACGAAAGATTGGAAAATGAATCAGGTTTAAATGCTAGAAGTATAGAAGCTGAGAAATATATAATATACGAACATTTAAAACCAGAATTAAAAATAATGAGAAGTGCTGTAGATAATACTTGGGAAATTATAGCTATTGATAAAGATGGTCAAAGAATTCCTGATTATCCAGTACCAAGTCGTAAAGATTTAGGTAAAGTAAAATTCTCTGCCGATGGAGCTTGGGCAACCGATGCTTATGGTAGATCTTATAAAGTAATAGAGAAATTCTGTTAGGAGGTATAATATGGACAAAAATAAAATAGATGTGTTAGATAAATATTTTTTAATACATCAAATAGAAAATATAATATTAGAATTAGACGGTAAGAAAAGAGGATATCTTACAAACGATAAGATAGAAATACAGATAGGTATGTGGTTAAAACTTTTACAATTGCTTAAAGATTATGATGAGATTGATAAAAATCATAAGTTTGTTTTTGACGTTGAAACCGTTGGTGAAATATCGGATGGTTCACACACATTTAATGAACTATATGCTCATAGAGCTTCATTATTTGCTGTTATATGTAACACATATCCAGAAAATGCATGGAAGAGTTGGAAACACCATCATGAAGAAAATTTTCCAATGTATGAAGATTATTTTATAGTTGGAGTAAATACACCTGAAGGACAATATTCTTATCATTATCATAAAGATTGGTGGGATAAATTTAAAGTCCAAGAGTTAGAAGAAGCACCTAAATTTGATGGTCATCAACCAGATGATATAGATAGATTATTTTCTTTAGTTGGAGAAAAAAATAAAGATGAATAGGGTTATCCCTATTCATCTTTTTTATGATATAAATTCTATCGTATCTTCTATATCCTCATAATATAATAACATTTCATTCTCGCCATTATATGCTTCGTATAAATATTTACATAATTCATTATCTGGACAGTTTCTATAACATGTTTCTATCAATTGCTGAACATCTAAACAGAATACACCACTGATGTCAGCTTTAAATACTGAACCTTGTTCATCTTTTGTATCACTGAAATATGATTGAGCAAAACTTTCTGCAATTTCTTTATCGTATGAACATGATATTAATCCATAATAAGATTTTCTCACATCTTCTTCTGTATGACAACTTGCTCCATGATATACTGTACCTTTGTCATAATATCTACCATATTCAATCATTAATTCTTGGCATATATCTTCAGGTCTACCATAACAACAATCATATTCTAATATCTCAGATAACTTTTCAGATAACTTTTCGTAATTTATACTCATAGCAAAACCCCTCCATATTATATTAATTATTCGTTATCTTCTTCATCTTCCCCTTCAAATAATCCTAATTTTACTAATAGACCATTAGCAACTTCATTATTTATAACGAATAATATAAATGAAGACCAAACCCATATTTGATTAAAGTTTGCTTCATTACCAAATAAACCTGCTATTACTAAACCATATAATAAGCATGTAATTAATAACATTATTCTCATAACATTTACCTCCTAATTTATCTTTTATTCACTTATATAATATAGCATTAAATTCAGACCTTATTACACTAAGGTCTGAATAACATATTCCCAAATTTAAAGTTCTCTATATCTATATCTCCAGTTAATATTAAATCAACAGCTTCATTATCAAATACGTTATTATGACTAATTAAGAATATTTGCTCACTTCCTGTTTGTCTTATGAATTCATATAATACTTTTATAAACTGTTCTCTATTCTTTGTATCCAACGGTCCATCTAATTCATCTAAACATATTATATCATATTTTGTCATACTTTGTATTATTAAAGATAAGCTTAATACTATGGAAATGAAACTAGATTCTCCTTGACTTGCAAATGCTATATCAGGAACTCTTATACCTGCTTTATTAAATGGTATTCTAAATTCATTCTCATCTATTAAGAATCCTTCTATTTGAAGTTCTCCGTTATAAATTGTATCTAATAAGTTATTCATCATTATTGGACAGTTTTTAAGATATACTTGTAAGAATATTAATGGAATACCTTTAGAAGCATTTAATGAATCTCTGATAATGTCTGCATCTTCAAATAATAATTTTAAAGCATTATGTTCAGTTACTAGATTATTATATGTTTCTTTACTAAATACTAATTGGTTAGCCTTAGCAGTTAGTTTAGTTATAAATTCATTTACTTTCATCAATTCGTTTCTATTAGAATTCATTGTGTTGAGACAACGATTCTTTTCAATTTTTAAATTGTTTATTTCTTCTATTCTTGCTTTAAGTTCTTCATAACGTTTATTCATTTCTTCCATTGATTCTCTCAAAGCTAAAGCTTTTAATAATTCAGCAGTTTGCTTTTCATTATTAGCTATTTCTTCTTCAACTTCGTCTCTCAATATTGTATTATCTCGTATTATAGCATCTCTTTCATTTATCTTATCATTTATATCTAATATTTTATTTTCTATTTCTATCATATCTAAACCTGATGATTTGATTAAATCATATTCAGTTTCAAATTTTTCTAAATCTTTTTTATATTTCTCTAACAACTCAAATTTTTCAGAATCGTCTATTGCTAAATTTAATAAATTGCTATTAACGACAGGTTTGTTCATTATATAATTCTCAAAGCAACTTGCATAGTTATATTCTATAGGTATTTGGAATTCATGTTCATAAGATTCAATATGATTCTTTATGAATACTAAATTATTATAAAGATTATATAGTTCTTCATATCTAAGAATCTCTTTATTGATAGCATTTCTTTCTTCTATATATTTATTAAGATTATTTTTCTTACCTATAGTTTGTAAATAAAATTGTTTATAAGGACAATCTTCTGTACAACTATCATCACCTAAATCTATGTCAAATTCTAAATTCATATTCTCTATATTAATAATATCAGCATTAAGTTTATCATAAATAGATTTATTTTTATTATTTATATCTTCCATTCTTTTTAATATATCATCATTATCTAACAAGCTTTCCATTAATCGTTTTATATCAGAATCTTTATATATTTCTAAATCTCTTACATAATCCATCGTCTTTTGACAATGGTCTTTTAATAATAAGAGAACTGTTTTGTCATATCTATTTCTATTCTCTAATTCTTTTTCTAATCTAACTATATTAACTTTATATTCGTTTATAGTTGATTTAAGATTACTTATTCTTTCAGCCGAAGCTGCTCTTTTCATAGTTTCTTCTAAATCTTGTTTTTGGTTATAATATATATCTCTTTCAGATATTGCTTTATCTATATTACTCTTATATCCTAATAAAGCTAATTCTAATTGTTGTTTATTAGTTTCACACAACAATTCATATTCTGCTTTAGACATATTGATATCTGCTACTAATGCTAGAAGGGTGTTAGCCGAATTTAATTCTGATTCTAAAGATTTAAATGTTTCATAGACTAACTCCTCATCATCTATCTTTATATCATGTATTTTATTTTCCATAGTTGTAATTTCTCTTTGCAATCTTTCTTTTTCTATTGTATATAATTCAACTTCATGTTGTGTTACTTCTATCTGCTTATCAAATTCAGCCTCATCTTGAATATTAAATTTACTTATTTTATCTGCTGTGCTTTTCATAACTGCTCTAATATTTCTATATTCTTCTGAAACTTTCTTATAGAACCCATTATATACTTCTATATCAGAAAATAGTTTAGTTGCAAAATTCTTTCTATTAGTTGATTTCATGTTAATAAGACTTGTTACATTACTTCCTAATCTCATCAGTTTTAATAATTCATGGTCTATTCCTAACTGTTCGTTTATAGCTTCTTTAAATGATTTAACGTTACCATTAGGATTTAATTCTACTCCATTTTTAGTTACAAAAGATTTAACAGATTTAGTTTTCTTAGAAAATAGATAGTGATGTTTAATAACGTATTTATCTTCTCCATCTTCTATATGAACTTCTTTATATCCGTCTTTACCCTCTATAATAAGATTGGTTTCTCCTCTAACATCCATATTACCACTATTGGCAAATGGATGTAATTCTGATAATAAACTTGTTTTACCTGTCCCATTAGGTCCACATAATAATATTAGATTATTTTTACTATTGCTTAAATCTATCTCAACTTTTGTCTTTTTCATTCCAGCTTTAATATTAACAAAGTTTTCTAATTTTAAATATGTTATTTTCATATATCAAACCTCCTAAAAATAAAAGATATACTCCAACCATATAATGGTTGGAGTATTGTTTGTTTTATATTGAAATAACAAATACTGTATTTCCTCTTTCTTTAACTTCGTTATAGCATTCACTTAATTTTATTTCTACTGTTTTATAATGAACTCTATATTTTTCATCTGCTTTACCGTCACGTTTTTCATATTCTATAGATGATGATTTTAATGATTTTACAACATCACTATCCATGATTATAGTTTGACCGTTAGCACAATCTATTATAACATTATTTTCATATTGATAAATTCTTGTAGCTTCTATTTTTAATGTAGCATCACAAGAATCTAATATATCTTCTTCCATTTCATCAATTTGTCTAGTTATCATTTCAACTGAAGCGAAATCTGATTCATTTACATATTTTTCTCTTCTTGCTTCAAGTTCTTTTAATTTTTCATTAAAACCAGACATACATCGTAGTTCAGTTACATCTGAAACTTCAGATATAAATGCATGTTCTAATACGACAGTTAATGTTTTAACTTGTGCAGATTCTACATCTTCTAAATCTATTATGTTACATTCAGCATCCATATATGGTGGCATATATGGTATTATTGACCTTCCATCATTACGTTTCATTTCATTTTCAATATCTCTTTTTAATAAATCATCTAATAATTTTGTATATTCGTCAACTAAATCTATATCTTCGTTAGCCTTATTATCTTCATCCATTTTCTGAAGCATTTCACGTACAGTTTCAGCATCTTCTTGAGCTAGGATCACAGAAACCACCAATCCTATAATTTGAGGATCGTTACTTTCTATATCATAAGTTTCTCTAAGACTAGTTGCTGTTTCCATCATAACTACATTACGTTTATCTCCTTTTTTATGGATTACAATAACTTCATCTCTTAAGAAATCTAATCTACTATTCAATAATACATTTGCAGATAACCCCATAACTGTATCTTGTTTATTCCATATAAAGAAATCCATAACCAATTACCTCCAATTTTTTATTTATTTTTCTATCATATTGTATATCTATTTATTATTTTTCAATTAACGGGTAGAATTCATCTTCTTGGTCTTTACTAAATGCAAGATGAACAATGAACTCAATATTCTCATAAATATGATTTGAAAAATCTGCCATTTTTGATGGATTTGCTACAAGAAAAGATCCGAATCCCTTGGAGGAATTCAGACTTAATATAACTCCTTCAAGGTTTTCGTATCCTTCTTCTTTAAACACTTCATATGCAATTAACAGGTCTTCTGTTAAGTTTTTCTTTATTCCTTCATATAAGCACTCATTTATCTTCATTATTCATCGTCTCCTTCATTATCTTCTTCATTTTCGAAATCGTCATTTTCTATATATTCGTAATCTTCATTCCATTCAACATTAAAGCCATCTTTACTGTTATATGAAAATATCTTTCCACAAGGTTCTTCTGATTCTTCTGCATCTTTACATACTATCTCAATATCCATTCCTAAAACACTTAACCACTTAAATAAATTACTTGTTGTTAAAGAACCTCTTTTACCATCTGCTGAAGATTTAACTTCTAACGCAGCTTTTAAGTTTGTTAAGAAATGTGCTTTTGTAAATAGATGCTTGTATTGTTTTAAATCTATCTTCTTCTCATGTAACATAAGTTTTACAAGATGTTTGAAACAATCATCGTTAGTTGGATCCAATTCTGGTAAATATATATCTGATGATTGTGTTATCTGTTTCATTATCTTACGTTTAAGATTTGGGTCTACCTGTTCTGCTTGTTTAATTATTGATTGAATTGAATCGTCTTTAATTCTTTCAAATGCAAACTTTTCACTTTCTTCAGGATCTAATGAGAAATATACATTTCCTTTCTTATCTGTAAATATACCATTTTTAAATTTCTTTTGTCTTGATATATCTCCTCTATAGATATATACAAACCCATCTCTTAAATATCCTGTATTCTTTTCTAAACTAATACCTTTATAATAAGGTACTACTGAATAAATGTTTTCATCACCTTCTATTGCTATTATACAATTTCCATATCCATAATTTATCATATAATCTTACCTCCTATAATTATATTCATTTACATAATATATAATTAAAAGTTATTGTTTTTACACTAAAAATAAAAAGCCTATGAGAATAATCCCATAGGCTATTAAATTATTCAGCATCTGCTGTTTCAGGATATAATATTTCTTCTATTTCAGCTCCTGTCATTTCTTCTTTTTCTTTTAACACATCTGCAAATTCTCTCATTTTTTCTTTGTTTTCTACAACCATTTTTATAACATCTTCATAACACTTGTCTAATATTTTATTTTTGTATTCTTGTATTAGACCTATAACCATTGGGTTATTTAAATTGAATGTTGATAATCCTAATTCAGCTACAAGACCGTAATTACATATCATAGCTTCAACTACACTATTTGCTTTTTCTAGGTCGTTTGCAGCTCCTGTTGTTACATCTCCAAAGAATACTTCTTCAGCAGCTCTACCTGCTAAGCTAACTCTTATTCTATTCATTAATTCTTCTTTACTTTGTAAGAATTTATCATCTTCTTCTTCGTTTGCATGCATTACAAATCCTAAAGTTGTACCTCTAGGTAATATTGATATCTTTTTAGTTTTGTTAACTTTATATATTTCATTAGCAAATAGGTGACCTGTTTCATGTATTGAAACTATGTCTTTTTCTTTTTCACCTAATCTCTTAGTTTCTGATTTAGCACCACATACCATTTCTTCAAATGCTTTATCAAAATCTTCTGCTTCTATTACATCTTTTCCAGCTTTTAAAGCTTTACGTGCAGCTTCATTTGCAACAACTGCCATATCTGCACAGTTCATACCACTCATGTTTCTTGCTATCTTTTCAAAATCTACATCTTCTGCTAATGGTCTACCTTTAGAGTTTATCTCTAATATACCTTTTCTGCAATCAAAATCTGGTAATGAAACTTCTATTTTAAAATCACAACGTCCAGATCTTAAGAATGCTGGGTCTAATAGATCAAGCATGTTTGTAGCAAATATCATTATAACATTATCATTTTCTGGTGATGCCATTTGAACTAGAAGTTCATTTAATGTTGCATTTCTTTCTTTATTGTTTTCTGAACCATCTCTTTTAGCAGCTATTGAATCAACCTCATCTATATATATTATTGATAAAGGATGTTTTCTAGCTTCTTCGAATTTGGTTCTTATTGTCTTACCTGATTCACCTAGGTACTTACTTATTATATCTGCAGAAGATAATGGGAAGAATTTTGCATCTATCTCATTAGCAAATGCTTCAGATATATAAGATTTTCCTGTACCTGATGGACCGTATAATAATATACCTTTTATAGGTTTTATATTCCATGCTTTATATTTTTCAGCATTTTTAAATTGATCTATAACATCTCTTAATTTATCTTTTACTTCATGCATACCTACAACATCATCAAATGTTAATGTTGTTCTCTTAGCTTCTTCTTTCTTAGGTTCTTCTTTCTTTTTAGAACCTAACATAAAATTATCCATTCCTAACATATCTGGAACATCTCCTTTCATACCTAATATCGGTGGGAATATTTGTTCGAATTGCATACCAAATATATCATTTGGTTTTTTGTTGAATGTTAATTTTTCTGAAACTGTATCCTCTAAATATTCTAGGTAAAACATGAATGGTGGAGTTTCTAACATAGCCATAGACACTCTAACCAATTCTACATCGTTTTCTATATTTCCAGCTTTAAATACATCATCTAAAGACTTGAGAACCTTGTCTAAATTTTCTGCAGTTGTTTTATGAGTTTTGGCAAATTCATCATATGCTTCTGTGTAAGATATTATCGCTCCTACTTGCTCAACACAATTTACTTTAGCTAATCTTGTGTCCGCATCAACATATACATTAAAAGATAATTTGTTATTTTTACTCATATAACTACCTCCTAAAAATTTTAATATTTTTTATTTTCTGTTAATATTTTGTTATACTGTTTATTATTATTCAATTGAAACTTTAATACACATTTGATCGCATATGTCATTAAATGTATTGAATAATATAACAGGGTTGACTCTTAATAAACTTATCACGTCCTCTATATTATTATAATTGTCCTCTTCATTATATAATTCTATTTCGTTTATAATTTTATACAATACTGAATGTAATGTATGTTCATTGAACTGTAAGATATCTATAAAACTTGTAGAATACTTACTTTCAATTCTAAGATTTGCTTTTGTCTTATGGTGCTTACATAATAGAGCGAATTCTTCAAATGTTAAATTGTTTATGTTATTTTCTTTTTTCAATCTTTTAGACAATAGGATCAAATATAATTTATCAGCTAATGTAAGTTTTACAAATTTATTAGATTTTTTATTGTTTAATATAACCTTTTTACATTGTATTAATTGTTCATGATTCATATACATTACCTCCAATATATAAATGATAATAAAAAGGAAACTTATATTGTTAATCACATATTTCAACTATATAATCATATAATGCTTTATAAACTTTTTCTGGAATTCTATTTTTGTATTGGTCTGCTATTATTTTTATATAACCTTCTTTATACTTTTTGTATGCATTGAAAGCTTCTATTGGCGTTTTAAATTCACCTAAATGCACTCTTTTTTCTGCACCATTTTCACTGACATTACATCTAGCAATATATTTACCAATATCTTTTCTATAATGTACTCCTATAGGTAAATCGTTTCGTTGTCTATAATTTCTTATAAATAACTTATTTATTCTTTCAGGTACAAACAAACATGCTTCAGGACTATAAATTTTATTACCTTTATATAAAATATCTTTATCTAAACACATCAATTCGTTATTTACTTCATAAAATTCTTTTTCATACCATATACCAAAATTTTGTAAATTATGAAATCTTTTATCCACAAAACAATCTACATATGTTAGGTCGTTATTTATTGTATATGGATCATAACATCTTCTAAGCATGTGTTGCCATGTATTATATAATTTTAAATAATCAATCCTGTTATATTTACCTTCTCCAAACATTCCTACATTATATACGGTTTTGTCATATACGTTTCGTACTTGTCCGATTTTAAAGTTTCTATATTCTGTATGAACTTTGTATTTATATTCATCTTGAAATTCTACAATTATATCGTGTGCATTATTATAATAGATAATTTTCATTATTGTACCATATTTATTTACATTTAATTCACCAGTTCTATCGTTATACATATCCATAATAATTTTCTCCTTTATATTATATAGAAAGATAGGTATATACCTATCTTTCTATATCTTTACTAACTGTTACAGAACAACCTTCAGTTGTACTATAAATGTTATTCATAAGTTCGTAATAATCATCATATGTTTCTATACCAAATTTTTCTATATAATCATATTCATTTTTGACGGCTTCTTCTATTATTTTTAATAATTCATATTGTTTACTTTCAGGTTCTTTTTTATCGGAAATATTTAACCCATGTGTTTCTATAAATGGAGTTAGCACCCCTGTAGCACCAGGATCACTATTACCAACCGTGTTTAAATCTATTCTACCTACAAATGATGGATCTATCCCTCTTTGACATGTTGCTATTGTTTTTCCTGATGATCCACCTTGTGAATTAGGTCCTTTTATCGTGTAACGTAGTTTACTGAAGAAATCTAAATCGTTTACAGAATCATCAAACTTGAATAATCCAGAGTTATATAAATTATTAATTAATATATCACCTCTGAATGAGAATAACTCTTCTAACGTATTCAAGTTTCTTGATTGTGGTTTTCTAACTTTACTCATTATTCTGTATAATGAGTTACTTAATTCTCTTGTCATTAATGATGCTATATATTCATTATCTCTTAATCTCTTGTTAGTTATATCCATTATTCTTTTACTCTTTAATTCATTATAATTCATAAACATCCATCTTAATGCACTATACATACTATCTTTATGATCTGCTGCTATATTAAGAACTCTTCTTGTTGTCATATCCATCATACGGTCAACGGATAATAGAAGATTTCTTGCTTTAGCTCTTTTGAAATTTGGTTGTTGAATATTAGGTTGATGACCTAATTTCTCTAACCAGAAGTTTGTATCTAACATATCTTTTACTGTCGATCTATTATTGACTGCATCTAATATCATTCCTGTTACAGATTTAACTTCTGTAGATTCATCAAATGCAAATCTATTAACTTTTACAAATGCTTCTTGACTAATTTTAAAATATATATACTTATCTAAATCATCATCCAATGACGTAGTTAATGATATTACTTTATCCATGCTAAGATACATTAATCCCTCTTTAAATCCCATCTTAGCAAAGAACAATAACATCATGTTTATCTCATTTTTAAATATCGCTGTAGAATATACAGGAATTGTAAATGGATTTCTATCTACATCATGAATTACTTTTGATTTTCTTTTTAATACTATAGGCATTATTGATTTTAATACAACACTATTAGACGTACTATATGTTGTAGAATCAACTAATTGATACATAAGGATATATCTTTTTCCTTTTAACATATAATACCCATCATCATCTGCAACTGGAATAAGAATATTCTTTGAATACTTCTTACTAACTACCTTTGTTGTCCCATCTTCTGCTTTTGTATCTATTGATAACTCATAATGAATCGTTAATTCGTTTACTCTAGATTCTGTCATATGCATTACTTCAACAGACTCTTCTTGAACTTTCTTTCCATTTTGAGATCTTGTTCTTTGATATTCATTCATCTTGATATCATTAGGCATTTCTTTATATTCATATGATAAAATACGGACGCTATCAAAAACCTCCAAGGATTTAATTGTTTCATACACATATAAATATAAAGGTTTGTCTAACTCTCTTCTGATTAAAGGTAAGTTTAATTTATCATCAAAACTTCTACAATAATCCGCAAGCATGGCTTTCATATTATTACCTCCTTATTGATATCTTAATGGTTTATACTCATCATCTTTACTGTTATCTTTCTCATACTCATCAATCGCTTTATTAATTCTGTCTTCTTGGAACACATCATCCTTTGCAATTAATTTATATTCTGGCATTACATCAGTTCCCCACATTTTGTCTTCATCTTTATAATTGAAATATAATAGATCGAATAATTTATATGCGTAGTTCTTCTTACCAAAATTTAATCCTAAATCATAAAATACTTCTTCTAAGAATATCTCTATGAATATTGACATCATACGTTTATCGTTTAATATTAATCCTATATTACCATATGATATATCACATATTGTATTCAATAAATCTGACCATGTCTCATTATACTCTCCAGATTTTACATTTAATATTCTTCCACCATATTCTTCTATAGGAACTTGATGTTTAGAATATTCTTTAAAATCCATTTTACTTAATTCACATCCTTTAGGTCCTATTCTGAAATCTGGTAATATATTAGTTGCCTTTTCTGTTTCTTCAAAGTTTAGTTCAACAACTCCAAATGTTACTAAATCAAATAAATTTATATAAGCAGCCATATCATTTCCTTCTCTTAATGAGTTTAAATTACCTATTAAACTTTTAAGACATAGAGATGCTAAAGCAGGTATAACATCTCTACGGATCATACATATTCCATATTCATAACTTAATCTTATAAACGTTTTAGAAGCTATTCTATCTAATGCTTCAGCACATGGAGCTGTATTAAGGAAATTAATTTTACTCATATTATCCCTCCAATTCTAATTATTGCATTTCATATACAACATTATTATTACCGTTATTAGATATCATACAAATTCCAAATACATCCATTGTTGTTATAAAATCATCTTTAAATATAAAATATGCTATAGTTTCTATAAATGATATTAAAGACGTACCACATAAATCCTTTGGATAATCTTCAAATTTTTCTTTAACTTCTTTAATATATTCAACATCTACAAATTCTTTTATATTATATATATCGACATCTTTAGTTTCTTTATTATTAATTTCTCCATTCTCTACTATTCTCCAAACTATTTTTTCATTTTCAAATAATAGTTCTATTCCACTTACAACTATTCTACAATCATTTTCTTTTAAATAAGGATAAATCTTTTTATCTAAAAACAACTGAACTTCTTCAATTGTATCTTTTAGATTATTAACTAACACTCTTGAATTATCATATAATCTAAATCTAAAATATTCTTTTATATCATTTATCATAATCTTACCTCCTTAAAATTTAAAATCAAAATAAGAGATTTCTCTCTTATTTTGATTTAACATTGTTCATTGCAAACTCGTCATCTTCATCTTTTAATCTTTGTGCTTCAACTTGTAAATCATTATATAAAGCTTCTATTGTCTTTTGTGTAAACTCTGATATCTCTATAGATTCAAATCTTCCTGTATCATCTAATAATATTGAGAATTGATCAAATACTACTAAGGTATCATCTGATACTGAATTAACTTTAATGAATGATATCATTTCATTAAAGAATACTTCTGCTATCTTAAATATGATTTGATAATTTTCTGTTACTAGATTATGTCTATCTGCTAAATAATGAGTTGCTCTCATTGATATAGCTTCCAATAATTTTATGTTAACATCTTCTATAGAGTTCATTGCTTCTTCTACATCTTCTTCTGGCATTTCTAATTCTAATCTTCTTATCGCCATTCTACCTAAACTCATTATTGTTAATAATTCTGGTTTCTCTTCACCTGGAATTACTTCATTTATGATTCTAACCATTTCAAATAGATTAAGCTCACTTCTTACATTATTAATACCTAACATTTGTAATGATTCATATATTGCTGCGTCTATAAAACAGTTTACCATTGCTGGAACTACTACTTCTTGACTTATTATGATTTTATATTCTCTTTCTAATGTTTTGATTGTAGCGTCTACAATTTTGCTTATCTCCTTTTCAGATCCTAAAAATTGTAAAGATATAAATTTACTCATATATAATTACCTCCAATTATTTTATTATTTTTACTTCACAATTATAATATATAATTGAAATGTTACCTTTTTACAGTCTGTTAAAAATAGACATCTATTGCTAGATGTCTATTCATTTTTTTATTATTTATTTTCCTAATCTGAATAATTCATAATCGTATTTCACTACAACTTCATTTAGTTTCATAAATCCAACAAATTTTTTATTTTTATCTTTATATGGTTTTACTAATGGAACTTCTTTACATCTTTTCTTCATGTTTCTTAATAACAATGGTGAAGATTGAGAAGTTAACACCATATCATATTTCTCAACATTTTCAGGTACTGCAAATGCTAATGGTTTATTAACCAAATTAATTATTGTATGTTCAAATTCTTCTTCTGGAACTCCCATAATTTTCTTTAATATATTCCATTGAAAATCTTTAATTTCTACTTTACCTATCACTAAAACAGTTTTTGTTATTTTTTGTCCATTCATAACATTACCTCCTATAATTTTAATCTACATATTTGTTATACCGTAATTAAAATTTAATAAATTTGACGAATGAAGGGTATTACTCACCCTTTACATATTCTAAGGTAAGAATATGCTGACCACTTATAATGATAAACCTTGATGTCAATACTAAGTAGTCTCAGGTAAGTAATACCAGTTCAAATTTATGTACTGCTCCGACAAGGGAGCTAAAAAATCTAATTAATCACGGTTGGATTCACATCAAGCAAAAACCTGACTACCCTTCCGTCCATCTAAAATCTTAATTGTATAGTCTTTATTTGTTTATCATTAAGTCACATACAGCCGCTACTTCGTATTGTCGGTCGACTTCCAAAATCATGTTCCTGCAAATGCGTACTTATGATTCGTACTTACGACCAGACATAACTTTTCGTCAGTCACTTATATGAAGAACCGATAAAAAAATAAAAGACAAATTAAGACTGAAGAATATGTTTCACCCCAAGATTTATAAAAAATAAATCTATTGACCTCCGTTCACATGCAAAACCGATGCGTACTAATCCGTATCACTGGAATTAACAGTTTACGTCGTTCTGGTTACGGTTAAGTAATTCTCATGTTACTAAGAGCCCCAATAATTTATTTATTGGGGCTAAAATTCTTCAAACATTTATTACATTATTGTTGTTCTATTTTAAATTTAATTTAGCTTGTTCTAAACTCATTACGCATATTCCATATTTTTTGGCTTTTGTTATTTTACTTGATGTTACATCTAAATTTGGTACTATAAGATAATTTGTAGTTTTAGTTAATGAATCAACTACTTCATATCCATTAGCTATTAATTCTGATTCAAATTTAGGATCTCTTATTTGTGAGAAACATACTTTTCCTTTTAGTTTTCCTGGTGCTACTTTTTCTTTTAATTGTATTTGGTCTAATAGGAAATATATTGTACTTAATTTATTCACTACACCATATTGAACTCTACTTGCTGTTTTCTCACCAAATCCTGATAATCCCATTAAGTTTACAACCAACATTTGATCTTTTGCTAATCTTAATAATGTTTCTAAATCCATTACTGATAGAATTTTCTTAAACATTCTAACACCTATTGATTGAATTCCTAATGAACCTAATAACTCATAATCAAATACCACTTTACGTTTATTGATTCCATCAATCATATTTTCATATGATTTTTCTCCAAATCCTGGTAATGATACTATTTTAGATTTATGTTCTTCTAATTTATATAATGATTCTATACCTGTTATTATTCCTTGATCGAATAATGTTGAAACTGTTTCTATATTAAGATTTTCTATTCTCATTTTATTTATATAATTTACAACATTACCTATTATTCTAGAAGGACATTCTTCATTAACACATTTTAATAAAGGATCTTCTATTAACAAACTACCACAATGTTTACAATGAGTTGGGACATAGAAACGTTTTCCTGTTTCATTTATTTTACATGTATGGTCTAAATCCATATACGGAATTATTTCATATCTTACTATTATTTCACTTCCTGATGTAAGATGGTCCATACTTCTAAATCTATCTATAGAACCCATTGATATTGAACTTATAGTTTTACCTAACATTACTACTGGTTCTATTTTAGCTACTGGAGTTACATTACCTCCTAATCCGTATGAGAAATCTATATCTAATAAGATTGCTTTAGTTGCTTCTGCTGGGAATTTATATGCAACCTCATATCTATTTATTGCTCCATCTCTACCTAACTTTTCTTGAAGTTTCTTGTTTGTTAAATGTAACACAACTCCATCAGTTACTTTACCATCAGCTTTTGCATGTTCGTTTATTTCCTTAATACATTCTCTTATATTTCTTAAATCAAATAGATTTGAAATCATATCATAATTTTCATTAGGAATTATCTCAGGTTGTTTACCAACATATTGAATTCTTAATGGTTCTACTGTAAGATATTTTGTTAACTTTGGTTGTAACACTTTTTCATTTAATATTGAAGATGTCGCAGATCTTGGTGATTTAAAATCTTTATATTCTACAATAATTTTCTCATAATCTGCTTGGTTCATAAGAACTTCTGTTTGAACTGCAAACTTATCTTTACCATTTGCAAATATTTGGAAATCTACAAAATCTTCAAATAATTTAACTATATCAACTGCTAGATTCTTTTCTGTATCCCCTCTCATTAATACATGTTCAACATTACCATTTTCATCACATTCAAATACTGCTGAACAACCATCCCATTTAGCTTGTAATCTTACTTCAAATTCTTCTGTGTTATTTATTCCTCTTCCTAATATATTTTCTATAGTTGTTATCCAATCTTCTATACTTCTTCTTTTGTCTCCTTCTTTATCAACATTGAATACAAAATGAACTTTATTTAAAGTTCCTCTTAAATCTGGATAACGATGTTCTCTTACAGGTTTACCTTGACTATTCACGGAACCTACAATATCTCCTAATCCTGCATCTAACATTATTTGATATAATTTATCATAAGTTGAATCTGATACTGGTGGAACAATGTCTGTGTTATTATAGATAAATTGTAATATCTCTACCAGTTTTCTACATGTGAATAAATCCATATCATCCATTTCTTTTGTACTATTAAAATATTCTACAATTCCTTCAAAGTTTATCCCTTTTAACATTTCAACTATTTCATTTATAACATCACTATCCATTTTTAATAATTCTTTATGGATTGTATCTAATTGATGATATATAGATATTTTCTTACTCATAATGTTACCTCCTAATTTTTAATTTATAATTAATTGTCACAGCCAAAATAAAAAGATAAGAGCTAAGCTCTTATCTTAATCCTGCAAATAATGCTTTTAAATTTAAAGTTCCATTTTCATTTACACTTGTTCTAACAACATTCCAAGTTTTAAATGCATCAAATTCTTCTTCTTTAACTTCTGGTTGTTTTTCTTCTATAACTTCTTCTTGTTTAGGTTCTTCTGTTACTTTTGGTTCTTCTTGTTTAGGTTCTTCTTCATGATTAAATTCATTATTATTAAGATTTAAATGTTCTGTTACATCATACTTACTTCCATTAACTTCTAAATCTTTTATTGTTTTACTTACAGCTTTAACACCTTCTTCTGGTAATGGAGCTTTTGCAAATGCTAATGCTTGTTCTACTGTATGAGGTATTAATAATCTTCTTACTATATAAGGTCTAACTGATTTTTCTTTAACGTTCATTACAGCTACTGTCATAGTTTCTGGATTTAAATTTAATAAATCATATTCTTTATGACCTCTGAATGTTAATTCTATAACTGCAGCAAATTTACTAAATCTATAAACTTTATTAACTTCTAATCCATCTATTATGTCATAGTTTAATAATTTGTAAACTTTTATCCAGTTTTCAAATTTTCTAGCTTCTTTAAGAGTTAATCCTTTTATAGATTCATGAAATTTAACTAATTCTTGTTCCATTAAATCATCACAATCAACTATTAATTCCTCATTATCTTTTAATACTAATTCAAATTTTTTCATAATTACTACCTCCAAATATAATTTTTATTGTACTTCACTATTATAATATGGTATTGAAATTTCACGTTTTACACATCTGGAACATATAAATTAGAGCTATGAGGATTTATTCCTCATAGCTCATCATGTTCAAACAGTTTAAAACTCTATCTAATATACTATCATAGTTATTTGTATTTACCACACCGTATGATTGTCTAGACATTACTAATTCTTTTAAAGTTAAGTTATCTATTTCTTTAGATTGTTCTAAATCTTGTAATCTTCCTTCAGTTTTGTATTCGATTCCTTCTCTATTTAACATTATGTTTAAATTATTAAATTTATTAAATGCTGTTCTAACTAATCTTTTTAAATCACTTCTAAATTCATCATCAGGTAAATATAATGAGGCATAAATATTAGTTAATAATATCGGTCTATCTGTAATAACTATATCAACTTTATCAATAACTCTAAATAATCTATGATGCTGTTTTGCGAAGATATATAATTCATCTTTCATGGTTTCTTGTCTTTGTTCATAAACTAAATCCTTAGCAAATTCAGAAACCATTTCAACATTATATCCTCTTGTTTTTAAATCAGCGAATAATCTAGCCATTGTAGTTGATTTACCACATCCTGGACCACCGAATAAATTTATAACTAATGCTTCTTTCATAATTATTTACCTCCTTTAATTTTATGATACATTATTGTTATACCGTCTATAAAAAATGAACTATAGGATTTCTCCTATAGTTCAAAAGTTGTTTCTGATGCTTCTTTCATAAACTTGTCAAACAATTCTTTTTTCTTTTCTTCAAATTCTTCCATTGTTCCTATGAATATCTCTTCTTCAAAATGTTTCTCAACTTTATAATTGATTAGAAGTTCTTTATACTTCTCATCTGTAACTAAAACTTTCTCACCATCAGGTAATGTTCTTTCGTGTAAATCGTTGTCTATACAATCAAAGATAATTTCTTTAATTGTTTCAGATTGTTGTAATTTATATCCCATTGTTTTAAGATATGCATTAAATACTTCAATGTTTCTATTGATAACTTTATCATCATCTCTTAATTTATCAATCATACCTTGTTTTAATAATTGAACAGGTAGATCATGAGTTCCTTCAATTGAGTTTCTATAACTCATACTCATCTTAGCTAGGTCATATGGATCCATTCCTATTAATAAGTTTAGAACCTCATCAAGACCTAATCTACAAGGAGTTTTACTATATAAGATTTTATTCTCTTTAGCTTGTGCATCTTTAACAGGAACCCCTATTAAATTCACTCCACCAACAGATCTTGTACTTAAACCTTTAGATGCTGTTTGTTTTAATCTTATGATATACATTTCTCCTACTACTAAGTTATTCATAATTGGTCTATATCTTCCATTCTTTTTAATGAATGCTTTATATGGAGTTAACCAATCATACTTTTGATAAATTTCTGTGATAACATCAAACAATGGTCTTTCATGCCAGAATGGTGGAATGTGTACATATATTCCATTCTTATAAACATCTTGAATGAAATCTTGTCTTCCATCCTTATCTAATTTAGCATACATCTCTCCCATTTCTTTTGCTTGTCTTGTATTAAAATGACTTATCATTGTAAATATTACACTTGCTCTTTGATCATCAGTTTCTAATGTTTTAATTCTATCTATAGTTCTATTCATTATAAAGTTTATTGACTGTTCAAATAATTGGAATGAATTAAGACGGTTGATAACACCTAAGCAGTTAAATAATACATCTACAACTTTTCCATTTTCTAATACTGGCATTTCATCATCTGGAACTATCTTAGATATAACACCTTTATTACCAAATAACCCTGTTATCTTACTTCCTTCTTTTAATGGAACTTCTCTTTCAACTGTGAATTCTATTATGATATTACTAAATGGTTTCTTTCCTTGTTGCTCACTCCATTTAACATTTTCATTTAGAATATCTTTACTTTTCTTATACATATAGTTGAAGTTTCTACTATGCTCTTTATTATCCATTACTATATCTTGAGTTGCTTCAATCATTTCTTGATAATATCTTTGTTCATTTTTGAAATACTTATTAACTTGCTCATGATATTCATTTAATCCCATTTCTTCTAACGTTTTATTAGAATATACTCTAATGTCTATTATCTTACCTCCATATCCATGTTCTATACATAGAACATCTTCTCCAAAGTTTATCTTTCTTAAATTTGTTTCTTTAAAATCGTAAAAGATTTGTTCATTGTTTATCCTTCTAGTTGCACATATTATTGCGTCATTTATATATTCTCCAACATCTGGAAAACATTTATAATTATTCTCATCACCATAAAGATTTAATAACACGTCGTTGTCATTTATTGACACTTTGATATTCTCAACTTCAACACATCTGAAACTATCTGCAAATGATTCACTTACTAGAATAGCATCTTCTGTAGTTCTTACATCAGATGTATAACAGAATGTTGCATTAACTCCAAATCTATAATTGTTATATTCATCATATGAAGTTGATTTATATAATACTGAATCTTTTGGAATCAAATCTCCAACTTGATACTTATCTAATTCGTCTGTGTTATATCTGAATCCAAATTTTTCTGTTAAATCTTCTACTAATTTCTTTTGTATAACATCATAATATCCTGTAGCCTCATCTTTAACTACTAACGTATAAAGATGATTTCCTTCTTCAAATTTATATATCTTATCAACTATTCTCCATTCTCTTTTAGCTTTTTGAATCCCTGTTGAATTCTTCCCTACCATGTTTTCATATTCTGTAAACACTTTAGGGAATTGAGGATTGATTGGTGTCATAGCTTGTTTAAGATGTCCTGTTGTCATGATACCCCTGTTCCCAGAGATATAACCTATTCTTGTTAAAGCTGTCATACCAAAGATATCATCTTTACCGTAATACTTCTCTTCAAGTTCTTGAAGTTGTTCTTTTAAGAACGCATTATCACTATTAAATTTAACATTTACTTGTTCATTTTTCTTTTCTCTAGCCATATACATTACCTCCCTAATAATTATAAATTTTTCCACAATTTTCACATTTGTAATATGATATGAATCTACATCTACCTTCTTCATTAGAAATTTCTTCAATTTCTTCTAATTGACTTTCACATTCTTCACAACAAAGATAAACTGATTGATCCATATCTATCATATTAAGCCTCCTCGATTTCTAATTCAAATACTGTAAATATATAATCATCTGGATCTGGATAAGTTATTGCTCCTAACGCTTCCCAATCTTTTGGATCTCCACAATAGCATCCTACTGGTCCTGCTAAACCTGTTAATTTCTTTCCTGGGAACATAGATTTTAATATATTAACAGCTCCTTCAAAAAGTTTGAAATCTCTAAGATGATAAGCAATTGATAATACTCTAACATATACTTCATCGCCTTCTTCTATATAATCAACTGCACCAATTTCTTCACCATCTAATAATATGCTATATACTTCCCCAAGCCATTCATCGTAATATCTTTCTCCAAATTTTATATTCATACACACAACCTCCTAATAATTTTTTAATATAAATGGTGTTAATATTACATCATCATTATCAAATGCGTCATAGAATTGTACATTCATTGATTTCCAAAACTCAATTGCTTCTGGTAATGCGTCACCAGTTATTGGTACATTTTCTTTCTTTAATTCATTAATAACTCTTGTAGCTATACCCATACGCCTATATTCTTTATGAATCTTTATATACTTTATCTCTATCTCATCTCCATAATCTATATATTCTAATACACCAACTACGTCGTCATTCAAATAAATATAATACCTATCTTTAACTGTATTGGTTAATATTAGTTTAATCATATACAACCTCCTAGAATTCTATTATAAATGGTGTACAATAATCATCATCTGGATCTTCATAAAATTCTGCTCCCATGCTTTCCCAAAACTTAATAGCACCTGGTAATGAATCACCAGTTATATACTTACCTTTATGATTTTCTTTAAATCTGTTTATAACTTTAGAAGCTAAACCTTTTCTTCTATATTCATCACCTATCTTAATATAACAAATATGAATTTTCTCACCTCTTATATAATAATCTATTATACCTACAGGTGTATCGTTATAAGTTATAACTCTAGTTCCTGGAGTTGCTACTCCAAATAATTTTATAGCATTATCATCATATATTATATCTATCATAACTCAACCTCCAAATTTATTTTATTCACAAATATAATATATAATTGAAATAATACCTTTTTACACTATAAAAAGACGGATGAAATTAATCATCCGTCTAGTCTTCATTCACAAGTTTCATTAATGCGTCATTATTTATCCCCTCGTTATTTTCCATCATTTCTTTTTCTTCATCTTTATTAACTCTTGATAATAAAGCTTCTAAATGTGGATATACCCATTTATCAAATGCCGCTCTAACTTCTTCTCTATTCCGATATTCATTTACTATATCCTTTTCATTAAATTTAACACTATCATCATCCCCAAGATATCTAGCTGCTACCCTAGCTCCATTTATTAATCCTAAATCTCTTGCATACTCTAATAATGATCTTTCCATACTAAATCCATGATCTTGATCATATATCATTGGAACTTTTGCTCCAGATATATTTGTTCTAGATTTTATTATCTCTGCATTTATTCTAAATCCTGAATATCCATCTTCTTCTACCGTACATTTAGAACTTCCCACTGCAACATGTTTTATTAATGTGTTAGCAAAATATATTGGAGCATTTCCTCCAGGCAAACTTTCATCTTGCTTTAGATATAAAACTTGTGCTTGTGATTTTGCAAATGGATTTATTTCTATCTTTTGATTTATATGGTTAATACTTATTATAGTTATATTAAACTCTTTTATTATAGGTATTAATCTACTAAAGAATTGCTTTAATGCTCTTGCAACCCTCATTGCATATGTTTGACCTTCTATTTCTTGGTCTTCAACATAATAATCTTCTTGACCTGAACCTTTCTTAGCTTTAACTTTCTTTTGATCTGGTCTTGTAGCCAATACCGGTATCGAATCTATTATAAAGACAGTTGGTTCATATAATGTTATTGGTTGACCAAACTCATCTTTAAAATCAGTTGTATACTGATAAAGTTTTTTATTCTTTTGCTTTTCATTTGCTATATCCATAATCGTATCAAATATATCTTCAATATATGAACGTGAAGATTTTAATACATAATGGTCCAT